AGAGGAAGGGGGTGATTATGGGTCACTCTAACGGTAAAATCACTGCACCTGTAGGGTTGGATAGTGATGTATATCCTACTCTAGGTATTGGTCCTACTAGTGATGGTTATGATTTAGGATATGCTTGTCTTAGCGAAAAAATTAATATGTGGAGTTATATAAAACCCAAAGAAGCGTCTAGCCCTTCATTTGACAACGCTAGTTTACCTGGTATAATTTATGATTCTGTAAATAAGAAATTAGTATATGATAGACCTAAAACATGGGCTAGGCTTACTGATTTTGATGGATACGATCATGGGGCTAAACCTCTTACAATAGATAAAGATATTCTAACTAATCCTGTAGATGCTACAAAAACAACGTTTGTACTTACAATTTCACCATATTGGGCTGATTCTAGGTATAATTGGGGTAAAATACTTGGGGGATTTACTTGGTCTAATATGAAGATAAAGGTGGAAGTATATAATCAATTAAAGAAGTTGGTGGATTCTGGAGTTTTCGTTGTAAGTAGTATTGATAGTACAGGAAAAATTTCAATTACCCTTAATCGCAATAATCTCATATCTATGGGGGATACATATATTTATATTAAGGGTTATTTTTGTGATTACAGTGGAAATGTATTATGCTTAATCCCTACTACATCTGACGGATTTATTCGTAAGCCGATAGTGGTTACTCAAAGTCTTTCTATTACACTTGGAGATACAACAGCCAACGCTTCTGGATTCTCTGTTTACGGACAGTTGACAAATGGGTCTACTTCTTCTAAATGCAGATTAAACATTACAAATAATACTTCTAGTGATTACGTTGCTTCATCCGGCAGACCATACGCTAGATATAGATGGAGAGCGAAAGATGGATCTTATACAGGTCAATGGTCAGGTAATATATTGATGCCTTCGTGCACAAATATTCCTAAATCATTTACCCGTAATGACGTGGTTGATGCTGGTAATCCCCCATCTTATGGTAATGTTACTCAATGGTATGTTGATTATCAAGTTATTATGTAGTGAGCTACTCACGCCTAAAGGCATGAGTTTCTTCCTGCTTCTTCCTGTCACGGCTTTTTAGGACACTATGTCGGTCATCCACCGTTGGACAGTCCACAGGCTTAACTTTCCCACGCTCCGTGGGTAGGGATTTTAAGCCAAATTCCTTTATATTGCAAGCTGCATTGAAGTCACGGTCATGGTGTGTGCCACATTCTGGGCAGATCCAACTGCGATCGCTCAATTTCAATCCTTTATAGATATATCCGCATTTTCCGCAAGTCTTTGAACTTGGGGCAAATCGGTTTATCTGAATGAGGTTCACACCATACCAACTGCATTTGTATTTAAGCAGCGTAAGAAACATCCCGAAAGATGTGTCACCTATTGCCTGTGCCAAGTGGTGGTTTTGCATCATTCCTTTCACGTTCAAATCCTCCATGCAGATTGTACGCACTTGGCTGTCGTGCGTCAGTGCATAGGTGATTTTGTGAAGGTTATCCTTACGGCAATTGGCAATATGTTCATGCAACCTAGCTACGCGTATGCGTGCCTTGTTTCGGTTGGCAGAACCTTTCTGTTTGCGGCTCAACCGCTTTTGGAGTAGTTTCAAACGATCAAGGCTTCGTCGCAGGTTTTTCGGGTTGTCAAACGTTCTCCCGTCAGAACATACGGCAAGTGATTTGATACCCAAATCTATACCCAAACACGTATCGTCATGTATCGGTGTTACCGGAAGTTCTTCAATGTCTGTGTCAACCAATACGGAAGCGAAGTATTTTCTCGATGGTGTCATGCTGATGGTGACGGTTTTGACCATTCCCTTAAATTTGCGGTGAAACACAGCAGGAATATCCTTTACTTTCGGTATGGTTATTGTTCCTTTGCCGAAATCCACGACACAATGCTGGGGGCACTGAAAACTCTGCCTGTCCTTTTTGCTTTTTAATTTAGGGAAGCCTACTGCATGAGTATCACGGAAAAAGTTCTTAAAGGCGGTGTCAAGATTGCGGATGGAATTAAGAAGGGCTTGTGAATTTACTTCGTTAAGCCATTGTTTGTCTTTCTTCAATTCGTTAACCATAATATCCTGAACAGTCTTGTATGATACGGACTTTTTCTCATGTTCATATACTTCAATCTTTAGCTTGAGTGCCCAATTATAGACAAAGCGACAGCAGCCGAAGGTCTTGGTAAGCAATACCTTCTGTTCGTCTGTCGGATAAATTCTATATTTGTAGGCTCTCAGCATAGATTATTTGTTATTAATTGTATTGCAAATATATAATATTATTCTTATATTTGCAAGTGGGAAAAAAACTTTTTTATGACTTTAGCAAAAAGATACACATCAAATGCACATTGCGTTTCCAATTTGGGATATCATGTTGTATTCTGTCCTAAATACAGGCGGAAAGTACTGTTAAACGGGGTGGATGAACGATTGAAAATTCTGTTGCAGCAGAAAGCAGACGAACTGGGAATCACCCTGGAAAACATGGAGGTCATGCCTGACCATGTTCACCTTTTTATACGAAGCAAATCTACATACGCCATTCATTTTGTAATAAATCAGTTGAAGGGTTATTCTTCGGTTTGCTTACGAAAGGAGTTTCCATGGCTGCGTAGCCGATTACCATCACTATGGACACGATCCTATTTTGTAGAATCTGTTGGTCATATATCCGAGGAAACGGTAAGAAAATATATAGAAAACCAAAAGAATGTATGAACAAAAGCGGGAATTCTCGCTTAATTCTTAAACACTGGATATAATATACACAAGCAATGGGCATGGAACGGCAGCTTAGGTCTGTCTGTGTGTATTCTATATTGCTCGTCAATGCAGAACTGGCATGGATTTTTAGACGTTACTGCTGTCCTCCATCCCTTGAAATTTGGAATGTTTTTCCATGAGTTGTAATTTGCTTCATTGAAAATACCTAGAATCATCTGCTGTTCTATAACATACAACTGGCTTATACCGTTTGTAGCATATCCTCTCCCGTAGTGTTTCTGTTTGCTTGGTGGAATAAATGATACGTTATATGGTGATGATATGTTGTTCCATATCTTCTTTTGAACCTCGTCTGTTATTTTCTCTATATTGTTCGTTTTTGTGGACAGTAATGTATTGGCAAGATATACTTCAACAACAGCGCGGAATCTGTTTGTATTTGTGTTTATTCTCTGCTTTGTCGTTTCTCCACCGTATGTCCTTTCCATATATTCCTTAATGCCGTTGTCCGTCATTGAAATATACTCCCATCCAAGATCATCGTTTAGTTCTAGTGACAGTTTATTGCTTTCCAGTACATATTGGTATATGTCGTTATATATATCCTCACGGAACTTTTTGGTCAGTTCCATCACTTTTTCTTTTTGGCTATCTGGGAGTTTTGATATTGACTTGAACGATTTAGCCCCTGCCAAAAGGAATATGGCTAGAAGGTCTTTAGAAAACTTCTCCGCACGCTCTTTGGTTGACGATTTTATACCGTTCGCAAGTCTTTTTACCTGGAAGTAATAGTCTGCAATCTTAGATATTTCTTCTTTGTTGATCATTGGCTTCTACTCTTTCTGTTATTCCGTTTGCTACCATATTTATCATCAAACTCTTGAAATCACTTTGGCTGTAAACTTTTTGCCCGATTGATGCTAGAGTTTGAAATATGACAATTTGATTCTCATACAAAACCTTTTGGTTCTGTATGATAGCGTCAAGTTTGGATAATATTTCTCTTTCGTTGTCCATAGTGCAAAGGTATGTATTTTAAATAAAAAAGGCAACAGTAAAGATTCACATCTGCCTGCTGCCAAAGTAAAAACATCGTAATGGTTCATTTATTGTTATACAAAGAAACAAAAAATATATTATACATGTATACGTAGTACAATTTTTTTAATCAATATTAACAATGATTGCTTGCGTTTGCACATAAAAAAAGCAAGAAAAAGGGTCCAATCTATTTCTTGCTTATTAAGGTAAGGTAATTATATACGTTTATACACGTACATATTGACGCTTCACCGCCCCGACTACTGTCGACCACTCCACGTCCTCAACCCCTTCTACCAAGGGTGATACTAATTTAGTTTTTGCATGAAAATAACTATTTAAGCTATATCCATTAACGGATGCTTTATGATAATGCAAAGGTAAATATAATATTTGGTATTTACAACTGTTTTATGCGACAAAAATTGGGTTTTCAACTTTAACAAAAGCATCTTCCGATATAAAACAAATATTTTCTAAAGGGTATTGTTCTGTAAACTTATCATACAATTTACTTTCCCAAGAGATATAATCTTCATTTGATTGATAGACCTCTTTTGGATAAACCTCTATTAAGTGAACAATAGGCTCTTTTTTAAACTCATATCTAACTTTAATATTACCAAACAACTTGATGAGTTCTGTAAGTTGCGTTATTACAAATAAAGTTGAATCCATTTTAGGCAAATATTACTCTTGTATGAAAAGTTGATGTATATCCGCTTTCTCCTTCTGAACATAATTGTATTATAAATGTTCCTAATTCAAGACCACCATTCAAAGCCTTACTCAAAGCGTCTTTAAAAGAATCTCCACAAAATAGTACATTCCGATCTTTTATGACAATATACTTATTGAGATGTCTTTTTAATAGTATATCATGGTTTTCTATAAAGAATTTGAAATCATCATTTTTCATAATCATATTAATTTATATTTATATAATATTGTTTCATTAGGTCCAGTTTTATTTCTTTTTGGCATTTCTTAAACTCTGGTATATCCCCTCTTGTTTTCTTCCAAGGATCTTCTCTTTTTACTAATAATTCAAGGTGACCATCAGTGCATTTATTGTATATTCCAACAACTTCGTTCAGTAATTGTTCTGTTTTACTTTTCAGTTTAATGTTCTCACAATCTTTTACTTTTATGTTTTGGAAAAAATCTATGTTATTAAATCTGCTGAATTGGGATGGTACAACAGGGCCGTGCGCCCATGCTTCAATTCTTTCATCAAATAAAACCTCATTGAAAACTGTATAATGCCACGCTTGGCAATAATATAACAATTTTTGTAATTTTGAATGTGTTATATTGCCATGTGTCTTATGTATTATCCAATCTGCTATTTGTCTTGATTTATACATTTTTGTATATGCTTTATAAAATGTTTTATTATGTGTGCAAATGTATGTGTTTATTTTGTAACTTTGTAAAACTAAATACATTTTAACTATGGAACTATTAGTAGAAAGAAAATGGTGTAAGCCTGATTATACTATAGGGCGTTTGTATATTGATGGTGAGTTTTTCAGTAATACGCTTGAAGATCGTGTTGTTGACGTGAATAAGAATGGAGTGTTTGATGGAAACGAGAAGAAGGTTTATGCTGAATCTGCTATCCCTTACGGTAGATACCAGGTGATATACAACTGGTCACCAAAATTCGGGCGTAATATGCCAAGGTTGTTGAATGTTCCTCATTTTGAGGGTATTCTTTTTCACTCTGGGAATACAGCAAAGGATTCTGCCGGGTGTATCCTTGTTGGTAACAATACATCAAAAGGCAGACTTACCGAATCACGCTATACTTCTGACAAATTGAACAAGTTGATTGACGATGCGATAAAGCGTGGCGAACAGGTTTGGGTTACGATAAAGTGATCAATTATACGTTAAAGGAAATATAGGAGCGATGTTTTTGTCGCTCCTTGTTTTTTAGTAATAATACATTATGTACAGTGCTATACTATTCTCGCCAATTTTCCATCGGACGGTTTTCCGCCAAACAGGTGATTAATGTATGCAAGACCTTTTTGTGTGCATAGAACAACCATCACGACAAAACCTGGGTGATTCTCTCTTGGAATAGGCTTTTCTTTCATCTCGAAATACCCAGCATCAATATACTTCTGTTTTGGCTCATTCCTGTTAGCAAAGAATACTCCTGCTTCACGAAGTTTCTTGAACAAAGAGTTTCTCCCAAAAGGCAAGCCAAGTATCTTTGCCGCCTGTCCTATATCGCACTTGCCTTCCATTGCAAAGGCTTTGTCGGCGAAGTCCGCTTTGGGCTGTAGTTTTTCTATTTGTTTCTGTTGCTTTTTATTCTCCAAAGCCAACCGTTCTTTTTCCTCTTCGGCTTGTATTACCATTAATGCAAGCTCCTTTCGGGAAAGCTCATGCTTGTTTTCCTCACATGCGATAAAATATTTTCTAGCTTGCCTTCCCCGTTCGTTGTTCTCAATCATAGATAGCTCTTTTGCCATACTGATTGACAGAGCATATTCAATTCGTTTTGTAGCTCCTATTTCTCGCTCCACAATTTCGGTGAATGATTGAAAATCAACACCTTCAATAAAATCATAAGATTTAATGCGATCTTTAATCCATGTTGAAAAATCCCTTTTACTTTCAAGGAAAGAATGCAAATCACGTGCATTAACGGCTCTCTTACCGTTATTATCACTAATAGGAATAAGTTCATTCGTTGTGACGTTCATATTTTAACGAATTGTGATAAAAAGAAACCCTCCGTAGGTGTGAACGTCACAACATACGCAGGGCATAGAAGTCGCAGATTGTTTCCTTTCTGCCACCTTAGAGGGATTCTTAATATCTTGTACAAAATCTGTTCGATTTATTTTGCCAAATATTATTATGTTATGACGTTCACCACAAAGAAAAGCATAATTTTTTATATATCAAAACTTGTGGTGTGATTTTTTTTACATTAATCCAAGCACCATACCTACTGCTCCCCAGAATACATCTCTCCATTCGGGCACTCCTTGTCTAAGCCACTTATCGTAGACGATTTCTTTTCCTACAAGAATGAACAAGGTTAGTGCTATTGCTGTCCATACGGAGAAAAACCATTGCGCCATGCTTACTACAAGTATTCCTGCAATGAGGTGTTCCATTCCGTCAACTCTCAAATTGTTAAGGCATATATAGTCTAATGCCCTTCTTATTTTTCTTAGTAAGTTCGTAAATTTTCCCATAGTTTAGCTGTTATCGTTGTTTTCGTTGTTTTCTTCTATCACTACCCTAGCTTCCATATCGTTTAATCTTCTGTCTTGTTCGTCCATTCTATCATCTTCATTATTTGCAGAGAAGTCACTTTCTTCTCTTGCTGTCTGTAATGATATTATTCGGGAGTTTACAAGTTGAACGAGTGTATTGTTCCATTCAGAGAAGTCTATGTATGAGTATGGCTCTATGGTAGCGTTTATTCTTAGAGCGTTATAACCTGTTGCGTCACCTTCCATTACTCCTACATAGTATTTGAATATATTGGCCATGTCATTTATGGCTGTATTCATCATTTGTGCATCACTTCTCGCCCATTCCATTTCCGGCTCGTAATACATTGCCGTTGTTCCAGTAGGTCTGTCACCTGACGATGATTGCATTGGCGGAACGACACCGCTTCCGTCAAGTATCCCGTTGTATATGTTATCTATTTCGGTGAAAAGTGAGTTTGAAGCGTCCATTTTACCCATGAATTGTGCATCATCTTCTGCTCCTACACGTAAAATGGAAGTTCCTCCCAATCCGTTTCTTTGAATGTTTATTCTTCCGTTTGTCTTGATAAGTAGCATTTGGAATGCCTGTCGTGTGTTGTATTCTCCTATCATGGACATTAAGAACTCGAAATCGTCTATCAAGTCCTGTACTGCCCCCCAAAATGGAAGTTCAAGCCGTAGATATACTACAGGTATAAATCCAAGGTTATGGAATTGATGCAGTCGTATGATATTTCCGTTTTCGTCAATATCCGTTGCTATATCTCCGTTGGAATCAAGCGTGTAAAACTCATCTTTAGTCCATACATCGACAAGTGTGTCTGTATGTTCTTCTCCGTCAGCCGATATGTATGTGGTTGTATATTCCCTTGCGAAAGCTATTCTTTCCCCTCTTCTGTTTTTATGTTCATACAGTATATCTCCTTTTGAGTAGCTGAAAGACCTGTATTTTATCTCGTCCTTATCCTTATATATATATATGGCAGCATCCCCTACCTTTCCGGCTTCGCTTATAAGTTCAAACTTGGCTGTTTCCATGAGAGAATCAGTCCAGTATTCCTTGTATGTTGTCAGCTTATCCCTGTTCTGCTGGTTTGACGCGCTTTTCTTTATCTGGAATTTAAGAGGATTGGTACATAGGTGTGATACCCTTTTCTTGTGTATCATCCTTTGAAGAGGAAATGCTCGTCTTTGCAGTACATAGGGAGTTGATGCCAATTTCTTTTTTCTTTTCTGAGCACCTACATTCGCGCTTTCATCATCCGATGATGTGGCATCCTCGTCTGACGGGATACTGTCTTTCCAGTCGGGTCTGTTGTGTATATAATGCCCTGATGTATCCCATTGCGCTAGGAAATCATCTTGTGACATATATTTGTATATCAAAGTGGAGCGTCTTGGTTTTTTCTTTGTTCCTCCACCTCTTCCATCGTCACATCTTGACGGAAGTGCCACTTTGAACGGTTCTTTTCGTAATAAAACGTCTAATTTTAAAATTTCCATAGGTAATTATAAATATTTTAATTCATCCATTATATCGTTAGGTATGTCAATCATTACATCGCATATATCAAAATATGTCCTGTATAAAAATGTTCCTTCTATCAAGTCGGGTGAGCATCCTACAATCTTTTTTGCTTCCTGCTTTTTCAGAAGTCTTAGTTTCCCGTTTTCCCTTTCCACGTCACGTCTTATTGCTCTTCTCTGGTCCATCAACGCTTCCCGTATTGTTTTGTTTACATACGGTTTGTCGAGAAGTTCCGGGTTTATGCTGAATCCGCAATATCCTAAGTTTGTTCCTTTTATACGTGTTACCATTTCATCTGCAAGCTGTGCCCTTAGATCGAAATAGAATCTTACAGGTTGATCATCCTTGCTTTTGTCTAGTCTTTTCGGAACACCTCTAAGTATTGCCAGGCTTTCGGGAAATGCGTCACGGAATGTAGGTGCTCCAAGACCGTCAAATGCCAGTCTGTTTTCACCGATTCCCCATTTCCGTAGATTGTTTCTTACCCATCGGTTTAAATCCCTTGGCTTTAATGTGTTTGACCATTCCAGGTCTTGTAAGTGATGTCCTATGAAGTGCCCCATTACACAAACGTCACCAAGACCGTATGCTATATCCAGTGTAGCACATTCAAAGTAATCGTCAAACACGGGCTGCGATGAGAACATTTCCTCCATCTCGTCTCTCGTTATCCATTCGTTCCCTCCTTTTATCAGTTTCCATGATCCCAATGCATTTATGGATACTTCCTGGGCTGTACCTCCAAGATTTTTCTGATAATCAGGATTGGAACTCATGAGAATCTTGTTATCCTCAAGTCCGGAAGCTATAAAGGTTATATTTTTGATGTATCTTTTGCAGTTTGTTTCATCAATTTTGGTATTTTTACCGAATCTTGCGATAATATAATCTTTTGCTTGAGCAAATACTTCCTGTGGGCTGTCACCCCATGCTGTTTCATGTATTGTGTCTCCATATTGAAAAAAATATCTTACTTTACCTGAACGTTCTGGTATAGCTATCCCATCATCATCTACCCACCATGATACCAATTCTCTCCAATAGTCACTATACGGGTTTGGATTACAAGCTCCTGAGAAACTTGTCCTAAGTCCAGAGGAGGAACGCAATACTGTTTGAAGATAGTTTACAATCGGTTCTGTAGCCTGTGAGCATTCGTCTACAACTACTTTAACAACATTACCTCCTTGTTGTCTATCTTTAAAATCATTTATACCCTTTTCTCCTGATATGCATGCATCTCCGAAATAATCGTATCGTATTTCTCCACCTGCATCCAATCTTGAAAGACGTTTAGAGTCTATATATTCTCCATAAGGTTCAACCATTTTTGAAACCACTTTCAAGATACCATCCGCTTTTTCTGCGGATGTCTTGTCTTTACGGAAAACAAGTGCGGAAAATGACGGGTGGTTGCATGAACTCAGTATATCCATCCCAAGGCATACGGATTTTCCTCCCCCACGATTCCCGTGAAGTATCTTTATCCCTGCCCTGTTTCTTAGAAATGCCTCCTGTGAACCTTTCTGTGGGGCAAGCATATTTACCTTGTATCCCTTGCTTCTTCTGTCCTCTATATATCTTTGGACGAAATCAAGGCTTTTATATGGTATGATTCCCCTTTTGCCATATCGTTTCAGCGATTTGACAACATCCTTAGTCTTTAATCCTCGGTATTTTAAATCAATTTCTTCCATTGCAGTATAATGATTCGCAAATATAATATTTTTTTAAATATTTTTTTGCTTATACACATTTTTTAACTACATTTGCATCGGTAAGAGGTACTTACTGTGCGCAAAGGTCTTGTGCATGAATCACATAAAAAATAAATAGTATATGGATGAAAATGTAAAAGTCATTTTTGAAGGTATCAAGAATGCGTTGGGAGAAAGTAGCTCCGTTATTACAGATCGTACAATCGAACAGACAATTAATGAGTTCTCAGCGTTCGCACCGCAGGAAAATGCGGAAAAGTTCTGGAATGAAAGTGTTGTGAATCATTTAAAGAACACTGTGGCAGGTCAGGTAAGAGCGTTTGCGTCTGATAAGCGCAAAGAGTGGGATACAATCAAGGAACAGGAGATATCCAACTTGAAAAAAGAATGGGAAAAATCACATCCTGCACCACAACCGACACCAGCACCGCAACCACAACCTACACCGACACCAGCACCCGAACCGAAACCGTTTGAGTTGCCCGATGATGTCAAGGCTAAACTTGAAGAGTTTGAAAAGTTCAAGAAAGAGTTTGAAGCTAAAGAGCAGGAGGAAAAGCAGAAGCAGATTGTAACTGAAAAGCGCAAGAAGCTGTCTGATTTGATTAAACGCCCGGAAGCAGGTATGCCTAACGAGTTGTTGCGCAACATCATTTTTGAGAACATTCAGATTTCGCCCGAAGAGGAAGATACAAGCATTCTTCTGAAAATACAGGGAAAGTACAATGAAACGTGTACTAAATACACAAAGGATGGCATTAATCCTTTCATCTCTGACAAGGGTGGTTCTAGCGATGTAAAGTCATTCATAGATAGAAAGAGAGAAGAAGATAAGGCTAACAAGGAAAACAACATTGTCAGCCGATATTACAGTAAAATTAACAAATAGTTTTTTTAATTATGAAAGCAGGAGTTCTTGCAACAAGTTATAGTAAGATTGGTGGCGCAAGACATATCTTTTCTAATGATACGTCTTTGCACGTACTGTTGGTAGGATGTAACGTTTCAGTAGAACGTATGCCTACAGTTGGGAACAAACTTCCGGCTGGTACCATGATTAAATGTGATTCCTCAAAGCAGAATGGCGGTGACATTCACTATTCATTCAGAATGTACGAGAAATCGGATTCTGGTGCTACGGTAAAAGTTGAAAAAATCATGGGTAATACAGTTGCCAAGGTTGGCATGGTTGTCGGTAAAGCACCTACTACTGCCGCAGGTACTACAACTGGTTTTACCATTAACGCTATTGATTCGTCTCATGACGAATATGACATCCTTACATTGTCCGGGGATGCAGGTAAATTGGAATTGGCCGATATTTTGGTTGAAGTTACACAGGTTGGTGCTAGCGCAAAATTCAAGGTTATTCCCAATGCTATCCTGCCTTATGATGTTGACACCATTCCAGGTGCTACTCTTTATCCTTTCAACGGTGCATGGATGGTGACAAGTGAGATTTTGGAAAAACGTATTCCGCCAGTAGCTCCGGCAATTAAAAAGGCGATGAAGGATGATGAATCATATCCTTGCGTTTTCCGTTACACATTGTATAATTAATTAAATTTTTTTGTTTTATGCAAAGATCGACATTTAGTTTCTATGATTGGCATTTTTCTGGGGAAATGCAGGAACTTATGGATTATGCCAATCAGAAATTTGATAACGAAAATTGGAGAAGCTACGGAGATTGGGATGTTCCTCAGATGAGTAAATCATGGAATGTCATGGTTGACGAATACACACAGGCTACCCGTCCTGTAATGCTGGCTCCTTTGGCTGAAAAGCCTATCATGGATACTACGGGATTTGAATGGTATTCGGGTCGTATTCCTAAAATGGGTCACGCTATTCAGTTTATGGAAACCGATATCCAGGAGTTCTATGAACTTGACATTCCGCAGGGCGCATTGCTTGACAAGATCCGTGAGAAGTGGTACACAAAGATGGAAGCGTGTATTCAAGGTTTCCATACCGAGTTGAACTGTATGACTTATCAGGCTCTTTCTACAGGTATGCTTAACTATACAGCCAGTGGTACCAACTCAATTCCTGTTCAGATTGACTATCGTGTTCCTGCAAAACACAAGTTGAAAGCGTTAAAACAGAAATGGTTTAGCGATACAGACTGGACACCGAACGAGAACGCTGATCCTATTAAAGACCTTCAAAGAATGTGCAAGATTGCCGACAATGACAGTGTGCCATACGATCATTTTGAAATGTCAAAGGATTTGTATGATAATTTCTTGATGCACCCGAAAGTGACAGCAGCAGTACAGGCACGTCTTGTTCCTGCCGCAGCATCTACTACAATTTATCCTATGAACAATCAGGAGATTGTTGATGTGCTGATGAAGGTATTCTCTATTCCTGTGATTATCCCTATTGAGGAAAAATCAAAATGGAACAAACTTGGCGTGATTGAGGAAGCCAAACCGTCTTTTGAAAAGAACACCGTTGTTCTTGTTCAGAGCGGTCAGTTCTTCCGTATCAAGAACTCACCGTCAATGTATTTGCAGGATACCAACCCGGCTGTACGTATTTCTTCTTTGGAAGGCGGACGTATCGCGTTCTTGCATCAGTATTCTTCTGAACCGTATGCTGAGAAGAGTTCAGGTGAATTGTGGGCGTGTCCTGTGATGAAGAATCCGAACAACCTTATCATCATGAAGGTTGACGAACAGTCAAATACGGGATTGTAAAAAGTTGAACCATGAAGGTCATTATTGATATAAATGGCGAAGGCACAGCAAAGGGCGCAGGGGAGTATTTCATTGGAGATACTCTCACACTCCAAGCTATTCCCGAAGAAAGTGTGGAGTTCGGATATTGGCTTATTGCTGACAATGAAACATTGAAGCCGGAAGATAGGCTGAAAGTTTCAGATAATCCGTACACTATTCAGGTTACACCTCAGATAACAGCAAAGGGTAACATGAAGGTGGAAGCATATTTTTATATGTCTATGCGTGAATATCTGAAAGCACAGATTGACTATGAGTTGAAAAACACATCGTATATCAGTGTTGCCCAGAAATGGGGATTCCGTTTGTCTGATGACAGCCGTGAAACGTCTGAGATGAAGAAGGATTTGGCTTATGCTGACTTGTTGCTCATTGTTTGCACTGCCCCTTCAACGATACAGGGAAAGACGAAGAAAGCCGGGAACTGGTCAATTACCGACACAAGCAAGACTATTTCTATCAATGACAAGAAAAGATTGGAGCAACGCGCAAAGGATTTATACGCCAAATGGGGTTTGAATTTGGATGTTGGAACTGATGTTGAAATAACTAGATTAAGATGGTAGTATGGGAAAGAGTATTTTAGGTGAGGATATGTTTCCTGATATGGTGAGAATTTATCAGAACAAGAACAGTTCGGATAAATATCAGACCACCCCGTATTGGGAGATGATATACGAAGGAAGGGCAAACATACAGGAAAAGGATACAGGTTCGGAAACGAATGATGTTGACAAGTCCGAATATGCTGCCTACCTAGAAGATAACGATGTAACCATACCTTCCGGGTGTCTGTTGGATTGGCAGAATTTCAACCATCCGTTTTCGGACAACAGCAATAGCTGGCGTGAGATAAAGAAACCTCCATTTAACAATATGGAATTTGGTACGGTAATATACTTTAACCAAATAGAAAACTAGAATACTATGACAATCAATTGGACGGAAATAATACTTGCTTTGTTGGGTACTAATGGTATAACCCTTCTAACTTCAATGTTAATGTTTAAGCAGAAGAAGGAAAAGATGGAAACTGAAATTGATTCTTCTACCTTGGACAATCTTGAAAAGGGGTTTGCTATTCAGGGTGCTCAGTTGAAAAAGGCGCAAGGGGAAATTTTGAGTTATCAGCAATCTCTCCACGATGCTTATCAGAAGATACAGGAGCTTTACAATGAACTGAATGATATTAAAACAGAACTGAAATGCGCTAAAGATGATCGAGATTTGTTAAAAAAGCAGATTGAGAAACTGAGTAAACCAGTAACAAGAAAGACAAGTACAAAAAATGCAGGCAAATAACAACGATAAAGTATTGAAAGAGTTTGGTAGTAATGTCCATCTTGCCTTGGATGCTTCTATCATGCAGTTCATGGAAGATATCGCCACGAATATCATGGATGATATAAAAGACATGGAGGGCTTTACCAACCAAACTTTCAATCTTGAAGATAGTTATGGATGTGGCATTTACAAAGATGGGGTCCTAAAGAAGATTGTGTGGGCAAATGCAACGAAAGTTGCAAATGAGCCTAGGAAACGTAACAATGTCGAGTATTGGGGGCGTGAACTTGCCGAAGATTTCTTCAACAGTTATAAATCCGATGGTTCTGACAAATATGAACTGGTTGTCGCTGCTGTCATGTATTATGCCAAGTATGTGGAGAACTATCACCTGTTGAACGTTCTTTCAGATTCTTGGATTAAGACAAAGACAGATTTAAAAGGGGGTAAATATACTGTGGTTTTTAAGAAAATTGCAGCTAATATGTTAAACAAATATTTTAAGTGAAGTTATGGGCTACTTTAATCCTTCAACAATAAATACCACCTTGTACAATATTGTATTGGACAAGAAGATTGCTGACGATGTATATAAGGTACAGCGTCCTGCAAGTGTTGATGATAAGGTAACTAGTTTTATTGTCGTAAACAACAATACAAGAATTGTAAGCAATACCGAGGGCGGCCCTTACGGTCACTTCGGGAAAGGCGAAACAATGGCTACGGTTACTCTGTTTGTAAGGGCATTGCCTGGGAACATATATCCGTCTGTCATGGATGCGTTGAGTGAAAAGATGGTAGAACTGTTCCCGCAAAAGACTGTGCAGCTTCATTTCGAGATATTTAATGTTTTACCACCAATGTTTGACGGGGTTGGGTTCTATTATATGTCCGTCCTGTTGAATGTTGACATTTCAAAGGATTAGCCGCATGAAAAACGTGAGAAAAAACAGTGGAGGCGCATCGGCAGATACGTTTTCATCAATTAGTAATAATTTTTAAATACAGAAAATAGAATGGCACGAGTAAATTTAGACACTAGCCCTGCTTACTTGAACGGGCAGTCGGCTGCTTTGACATTTGATGCGATTGAAATCACCGATAGTACTCAATATTCAAGTTTTAGGAATCCGAAGATTCTTCCAAATATTGAGTCTGGTACTACGGAATCTGCTGGTACTGATGCTGACACTTCTGAAACAAAGAACGAACAGGGTGCTACCGTATTCCAAAATATCACACCGGGTACTATGGCATTTACCTTTACAGGTATGTCTACATCAAAAGCTGCTTTCGCTTTCTTTACGCAAGGAAATGAAGCAAAGGCTGAGTTGGAATTGGATAGTTTGACTGACACTGCGGATGTTTTCGGCAAGGGAGCTTCTCAGAAACTGAAAGCGTTTGGTGCAAGCTCATTCAAGCAGTTTGTACGTCCTATCGGTATTATCAACGGTACTGGTGACCGTATGATCTTCTTCCCGAAGGCATCATGGGCTGTCAGCTTCACAGGTGCTCCAAGTAACGCAGGATACCTTGGATTCTCCGTTACTGTGACAGCATTGGAAGTTAACACTCAGTATTTGAAAACCATGATGGTTCTCGAACTTGACAATTCGGGTGAATGAGGTATATGGGGTGATGAATTATTAGCCGGGCGTTTTGTCCGGCTTTTATTGTTTTTTAACTGATTGTGTTTGATTTTTGTTAACCTTTGTTGTATTTTTGCTGTAAAAAATAACACCATGACAGATAAAGAATTGTCTGATAAATTAAAGCAAAAGGCTATAAGTCTTGGAGCTTGCGAAAAAGGATTGAACGAATGGGGTAACCTAGATAAATATGAATTATGCGAGATGTATATTAGATACATTGATTTCTGCCTGCTTAACAGATACCCGTCAAATGAAATAATCAAGAAGGAGTTTGCAGGATTTAGGGAGAAGTTTAATGTATTCGTTGATGATACAAACCTGTTCATAAGCAATCCTAAATGGTCTATTTTTAACGGTTCGTGTGATTGTGTTGTCACATTCAACGATTTCGGTATAGGAGAAATGTATGTCAAGGATAACAGTCGTGTAAGCCTTGTTGCGCTTGATAACAGCATAGTTCATGTTTCTTTGATTGACGATGCCAAACTTGATATTGTATCGTCTAAATATACAAGGGTATTCGTTTATACAAATACTCCAAAGAACATATCAAAGGTAGATGTGAAAGGAAAATTAATGATTAAACCGTTCAAGTTAGTTTAAAAATGGGAATATTCAACTGGAAACAACCTGACTTAGATGATCAGATAAAGATGCAGAAGTTTGCCACTCATAAATACAAAGAGGTTATGGTTGGCAATAAGAAATTCAAGGTGCGTGGTCTTAGACTGGGTGCATATGACTATATTGTGGATAAGCTGCTGATACGTGATATTATCAATCCAGATACAGCAAAAAAGGAAATGATTGCAATTATGAAAAATGACGCATCTATTCCGTACAAAGTTGCAGCGGCAGGAGTGTTGAACAACTATTGGTTTTTTGAGATAATTCCTTTTGCAAGACGTATATACGCTTGGTGGTTAAGCAGGCACTATGACCATAAGGAACTAACTCCGTTGATAGAAGCCATCGTGGAGGGGGCTAATGTAAGTGATTTTTTTACAAATACAATCCGTTTAGCGTTCTTGATAGATACGACAGCGACATTAAGCAAGAAGGATGCCATGAAATTATCTCTCGATGCAAAATCGGCTCACGAGGATCTATCCAAAAAGATTTCCCCCAATTCAGAGGAGATTTAAGGCTATTCGGAGGATTGATGGTAATCAAGGACTGGGCTTTGCTATGGAAATATTCATGGAGTTATATACAGGCAGTAATAATGGACCAGCCTAAACTTGATTATCATTTTGAAGAGAAAGTTAAGTTGTACAAGGCTTCTCTTACAGAAGATTTATATAAGGAAGCTAACAAGGATGCAAGTGGCTTTATATATAGATTCAAAGAATCTAAACCTAAAGAAGAGCATCCCGATATATTACTAAAAGATGTTTTGCGATGATAACAAAATACGATCCTAAAATATATCCCCTTAAACTGTATGTTGCAGTGGGGGATGAGCAATGGGGAAAAATATATAGAAAATTCACCAAACTTAATCATGATCCGATAGATACATCAAAAGATGAAATTAAGGGCTGTAATGGCATGACTATTTTTGTAAGGGAAAAAAGTACAAACCATTTAGGTGTACTTATTTGGTTATCCAACGATGGTATAGGGGTGAGAACTGTTGCTCATGAATCTGTTCATTATGCTTGTAATGTATTTGGGTATTGTGATATTTCTATGGGATATGAAAATGGGAAGGATGAGCACTTTGCATACCTTTTAGGTTGGTGTGTTGAGTGTGTAATGGATAGTGTTGCGAAATATTTAAAAAACAATATTTATGAAAATTAATTTGTTTGTAAACGGAAATTTGGTGTGCGACCGAAGCGAAGCGAGGAAGCACAGGGGCAGTCTAGCTGCACAGGGGCAGTCTAGCTGCACAGGGGCATTGGAGGTTGTAACGCTATGTGGTGGGGAACTTCCTAGTGATTATGACATTTCTGATGCTGTTATAATTGATGGCGATATTCATTGTCGTAGTATCAGTTGTAATGGCATTGTTGTTTGTAAAGGTTCTTATACCGTTATAGAGGAAGGGGGTGATTATGGGTCACTCTAACGGTAAAATCACTGCACCTGTAGGATTGGATAGTGATGTATATCCTACTCTAGGTATCGGTCCTACTAGTGATGGTTATGATTTGGGATATGCTTGTGCAAATACGCATGGGAAAATAAATAAATGGAGTAAGAAAAAGCCTGTAAGATATGCTGATATGGCTATAAACTTAAAATTAGATACTTGGTGGAAAGGTGATAATAATGCTAATTGCGGGTTGAACGTAAATGTCAATGGGGATGTATTGTCTAGTTACAAAAATAATACATCTTATGAATATGAGCCTCCAAGAGGTGGAAATAGCGAACCATTTAGGCTATTGGATTTTGATGGGTATTATCATAATGCGGAAACGTTTTTAAGGACGCGCGTAATTAAAGATGATGTTGTTACAGTAAATTATCAAGCTCAGACGGTATATTTATATCAAGTACGTTATACGAAAGTTTCAGACAATAGTATAGTCCTTAGTGATTTGGATTATGCGTTAAGCCATACAGTTTCTAAACTTAAATTAGCTGTTGATTTGTATTATCAAAATCCGCTTACTACTATGCCTGTTCCTGCTGTTATAAGAACTATTTTGGCTAGTACGCCTATTGAAAACGGAGGAATGGGTACTCAAATAGAATTTAGATTTTCTGAATCTGATATTGGGAGAAATATTTATGCACTTTTTTACCTACGAGATGAATCATATCCTATGAGCGTTCCTATTCCTTGGGATAATGACAATTATCCTGTTATGATATTTAGAATAGTAAATGAACCTTTAATATCTGCTCTTCTTAACGGTATTGCATATTATGGTCAAATGAATTGGCATGATCTTACTGCTGGCATAAATCCTAGCAACCCGTTTGATATCTATACTAAATATTCAAATATTTTATTTAAGTTTACGGTTACTAATAAAAGAGAGGGGAATACTAACATAACCAAACAATATAGATTTCGTATAGAAGTTAACGGTACTCTTAATTCAGGTGGAAGCGATTCTGTATCTAGATATTATAATGCTGAGTTTGTTACAGGAATAGACATGAATCCTATGACATCAGACATAATACTTTCTGGTAAAGAAACTAAGACTGTTTATGTAACCGTTGGATCTGCCTTTGAAGATTTTGTTACAGGTATATCTAAAATGGTTCGTGTTAATTTACAAGTACAACAATCTGGGCAAAATCTATGGACAAATTTAAGCATGAGAGCTATATTCATAAAATCCAGCGATATGTAGAAACAAAAATTGTTAGGTATTTATATAAGTGTATAATTAACTGTATATAATTATCTATCGTGTATAAATATACAGATGGGTATTACCATAACATTACCGATCCTGTGATTCTTCGGATGAAAAAGGATAGTGGTCCAGCACCTAGTTCAGTAGATAAATAAAATAAGCCCGAAAGTTACACGAACTTTCGGGCTATTTTGTAACCTGAAAACAATATGAAACCGATACCTATGTATCCAAGATTGATTAGTATTTTTTGCCATTTAGACAATTCCTTTTCTACCTTTACTTCTACAATTTTCTCCACGGTTATTATCGAATCTTTCGTCACTACCGTTTCTTTTTCCAAGGATGGGATGCTGTCTTGTAGAAAGTCTTTCTTGTTTTTCAAACTATGAAAAAGCCTGCCATCCGACATTATTTTAGCGTCTGATACGGCTAATGATGTTTCCAAGTGTGAACTATCTTCAAATGTTGTATGTTGTATGTGTTCTGTTGGAAGAGTTATTATTTTTGATTGCCATACTACTCTTTCCGTTACTGTCGTGTTGTGGTCTACTATAGTTGTATTTGTCGAAGATGGAAGTAGCTTGCGTGAACAAGAACACGACAGTAACAAAAAAAATAGCAATATAGAAAATGGCTTATTCATCGACAAGATTTGTTGCGATAAGCGAGATAAATTCCTCCTTCGGTATTTCCAATGCTTCGGGAGAGTTCCATTTCACTTTAATTGCACCGTCAGTACCAATAAGTTCAATGATTTTAGCGAATCCTTCAAAAGCGAATTTTCTAGGCTTCATATCACATTCCTCTTTCATTTTCTCTTGGTATGCTTCGGAGTATGCCTTGTTCAACTCTTCTGTTTCCTTGTTGAAATCTTCTTCTGTCTTTCTGATTTCATCCGCTTCTTTCTTTTCCTCTTTTGTCGCATCTTCCTTACCGTCAATCTCTTTCATGCGATTGATTTTCTGTGCGCGCTCGTCATATCCTTCCTTCTTTATTTCTTTAAGAACCTGTTGCATATCATCATCGAATGCTTTTGCAGCTTTGTCGTAAGCGACACGCATAAGCATGATTTTTGCTTTCAGTTCTGATGGAAGTTCCTTCCCTTCTAGTGATAAGGGGATATTCAAGAGAGTTAATCTCTTTAAAAACATTTCTTGGTTCGTCATTTTTCTTGCATTTTTTAGATTGAAACTGATGAGATGCCTTTCGTGTTAATGTATTTTTTCACACCTGTTACGAAAGAGTTGATGATGGTAATGATAGCAATTTGTGCTTCCAAATCGGGATGATCGTTGTAGTTGATTGCGATACCACCATTCTGATTGAAATAGAATGTAGCTAGTTGGTTTTCTGATTCAAGCGATTTCACCTCTCCGCCATCAAATGAATCAATGTTTTTTCCGTTTGATACGTTTACATTCGCATTCACCTTGTATTGTTTTTCCACATTAGCTTCATTGCTGAATGTTACGCTGGCTGAATTTACGCCAACGAGTGTTACTTTGTTTTCTTCTATAGCCATAGTTAAAAAATTATTTTATTGCAAAGATAACATAATCGTTTTTATCCACAATTTTTAATATGTTAAAAAATACTAATGGATTTTTGTTTGTTGTAAATCATGCTCTTGTGCTTATTTTTGCTATTTTTGCAATAATTAAAAAATAATAACTATGGCTGATGTTGATTTAGGAGCATTAAAGTTTAAGATCGGTCTAGATGATTCCGGTCTTGACAAACAGATAAAGGATATACAGAAGAAGTTGCAGGACACCTTTAACCAGGAGATGTCCTTCAAGCCTATGTTGACCGATATAGGCAAAATGAATGACGAACTTAGCGAGGTTGTAGATAAGATAAACAAAGCGAATGAAAACGCGTCCAAGGTAGGGAAAGGTAAGTCAAACAAGAAAATGGATATACTTGTTCAGATGGAAGGGTTGTCAAACAAGATTGTCGAAGCGACAAGAGAGTATGACAAACTGGAAAAGACTTACCGTAACTTAGGAAATGCAGGCGGAGATAAGGGGATGGCTACAAGAAAAGCCAATCTTGAAAATCAGAAGAAAGCGATAGATGATCTTGTGGCTGAATTGAACAGATTGAAAACGGCATATTCCCTTACTGCTAACAGTGCGCCCAAATTGTCCATTTCCGATGAGAGACAACTTAATCTTCTACGCCAGCAATACGAGATGGAGATTGCACGGACAAAGGAGATGGATAGACAAGCATCAAAGCAGGAACAGGCGAATAAAAAGATGCAGCAGACCAATCAGAAGTATCTACAATACCTTTCTGGTCAGTCTGGACTTGCCCTTGGTATGCCGGAGGGAAGTGCTGAGGACTTGAACAAGAAAATTGCTGCCATACAAAAACGCCTTGAACTATTGATTAAATTCAAGGTTGAAGTTCCTTTAAACAGCAATCAGATAACAAAGGCTGACGCTCTTATTCAGAAATTGCAAGGCAGATTGGAGAAGTTGCAATCATCTTTAAGAAAAACATCAACGAATGAATTGCTTAATATCAATCCTACGTCTATCAATCAGGCTAACAATCTTATTTCTGAATTGACAAACAGGCGTAATGCACTTAATACGACTGATGCAAACTATAACCGTACCCTTACTCTTCTCAACAGGAAGATACAGGAGCATAACAAGTTTGTAAACGAAGCTACATCCTATGGAACAAAGATGCAGCAGACCAATCAGAAAAATGCCGCAAGTTCAAAGGAATTTACCGAGGAACTGACAAAGCAGAGCAGAATGATGCGTGAGTTTGTCAATACGATAAAGACTTATGCCGGGTTCTACTTTTTCAGAGATATGTTTCAGGAACTTGTTGCCATTCGTGGAGAGTTCGAGTTACAACAAGTGTCATTGCGTGCCATCATACAGGATGCAAGACGGGCTGACCAGATATTCAGTCAGATTAAGGGTCTTGCTGTAATATCTCCTTTCCAGTTCAGTGATTTGGTTGGATATACCAAACAGCTTGCAGCATTCCAGATACCTGTCAATGAATTGTACGGTACAATGAAAAGCCTTGCGGACGTTTCCGCAGGTCTTGGCGTTGATATGGGACGTATCATTCTTGCCTATGGCCAGATAAGAAGCGCAGGTGTGTTAAGGGGACAGGAATTACGCCAGTTGACAGAAGCTGGTATTCCTGCATTGGACGCATTGAGAAAGAAACTGGAAGAAGTAAGAGGCGTGGCTCAAACTACTGATGATGTGTTCAACGCCATATCAACACGTCAGATTCCTTTCGAGTATATTCGGGAGATGTTTACCACAATGACGGAAGATGGTGGTATGTTCTACAAGATGCAGGAAATACAAGCCGCATCTTTGAAAGGTATGGTAAGTAACCTTGCCGATTCATACAAGATTATGATGAATGACATAGGCGAGGCGAATGATTCCGTTCTGAAAGGTATCGTTGGAAGCATAACCGATGCAATGAACAACTGGAGATACTTCTCTAAAGCAATAGAGGGCGTTGCTGTCGGATATGCCGCATTGAAAGGATTGCAGATGGCTAGAACGGCTATGCTGGGAAAAGAAGTTGTTGCAACAACTAATGCAATTAAGGCTGAGAAATTACGGGAAGCACAGTTGCTTAAACAGGCTGCGATGTACAGAACGCTCACTACTGCCGAGAGATGGAAGATAGCGACAGCATCCAAGCTGTCTGCCGTAGAGATAGCTGCTGCCGTTAATTCGGGAAAGATGTCGGCAGAGATGGCTAAACGTATTCTTGCCACCAATATGTTGACACAGGCTGAACGTCACCTTCTTGTCACCGAACTAAAACTGACAGGTGCGGAAGCTGCAAGAATGTTGTCTATGACAAAAACGACAATGTTGATGAATAGATTTAAACTGGCAACATTCGGTTTGACAAATTCATTGAAAACATTGTGGCTTACGATAAAGGCTAATCCTCTTATGACAATACTTACCGTTGCAGGGCTTGTAGCGGAAGCGTTTCATATTATGTCTGCACGTTCGGAAGAGTTCAATCAGAAGATAAAGGACAGTGCAAAGTCTTTCCGCGAATCATACAGTGACTTGCAAAAAGACCTTGACAAGATAAACTTCGACAAACTCACCCCGGAAAACCTTGAACAGCTTGATACGAAACAGTTGCAGTCGTATGAGGAAACACTGACTGGAATATTGTCTAAATATGGCAATATGGGGCAGTATATAATACAGAACAGCAAGAAGATAGATGATCAGAAATCACGTGTGGAATATTTGCAAAAGTCAGCATCGGAACTAGAGCAAGTTTATAAACGTGCTGCCGAAAATGCGGATATATTGTTCAAGGCAGACAAGGCAACATCTACAGGCGTATTTGGTGATTCATTCTCCGATATGCTTAAAGATTATGAGAAATCGTCTGTAAAACTAACTTCGGCAAGTAAGGATATAGAAGAGTTTCGTGGTCAGATAGTACAGGCATCCAAGGAAATTATAAACATGGGTAAGGGTACTAAGGAATGGAGAAACGAACTTACCGAACTGATAAACAAAGGGGCTTCGGCGGCTACTATTGTAGAGAAGATACGTTCTTTGGCTGAAACGTCAGGAGATGCACGGACATTTGAAATATTCAAGAACAAAACCCATTTTGACAGTGAGGAATTGTTGAAGGAGTATGAGAAATTGAGGATGGGCATTACGGATGAAGTAAAAAAACTTGAATCATCATTTAATTTATTTGCAAAATATACTGAGAAAAAACTTAAAGATGTATTTGGTAATATAGATGTAAAAAACCTTACTGATGAGCAACAGAAACAATTAAAGATACATCTTGATGAATTTGCAGTAGCTAATGAATTAGGGGAAAATGCTAGAAAGAAATTAAACGAACTGGCAAAAGAAAGATGGCGTATTCAATTTGAACTTGATGATAGGGAAGCCCAAGCAGGATTGACAGGATGGAAGAAATCTCTTGACGAGATTACAGGAAAAGCGTGGACTATAACAATCAAAACGTCAGATATAAAGACTGTAGAAGATTTCTTTAATGCCGTAAAAAAGGAATATAAGGATTCAAAAAGTACAATAGAAAACTATCAGAGAACTATTGACAAATTTTCCAAAGAGGGTAAACTGAAAAAAGTAGGGGATAAATACGAACTGACAGGATTGGTAGACCTTGAAGAACTTGAAACATTAAGGCAAATAATAAGCGAGTTTAACGCTGCCAACGAAGCGATGTCAAAGGCTACGGGAACAGCAAAACAATTCAACCTTGAACTGGAAAAGCAGAAAAAGGAAGCACAAAAAAGAGATCCTCTTGCTGACCTTTGGAAAAACAGGTTGTCATTGCTTGAATCCGCCTATTCCAAGTTCAAGGATTTGAGCATTAACATAGGTAAGGAAGAAGCCAAAAAGCAGATTGAATCCATCTACGGTTCACAGGCGTTAAAACTTGGCGTGGATATTGTATATGACAAACAGGCTATTGTTGACAATTATAACAAGGCAGCAAAGGAATTGGAAACACGAGTTCCACAGGATGCTGTTAAAAATGCAAGGAAAGCAGCCGAATTGTCCTCTGAAATTTATGTTAATGCAGCCAAGAATGTAATGAAAAGAATTACGGATGAGTTTGACAGATACAGGAACAAGTATGACTTTTACAGTGACATACTTGGGATAACGGGTGATTCCGAACTTGCCTTAGACCTTGCGGTTCAGTTTAGTGGTGACACATCCACTATGGCTGAAAGTTTTGCGGCAGGTATATATAATAATCTGCAATCCGCATTGGCAGGAATGAATCTTGACCTTGGCGTTTCTGTTGTGCCCGACACCTCTTCATTTACCTCAATGAACCAGTATATCAATCAGATACAGGAGGCAATTAAGGGGAATAAGAATATCGGAGAAGATCAGAAAGAGGTTATACAAGGAATGATTGACGCATGGAAAGGCTACTTTGGTGAGATGGCAAAGCAATATGCTAATGACCTTGAAAAATACGGTGACTACTATACTCAGGTTGATATCATCAGAGAGAAGTACCGTAAAAAGATTGAAGGAGCAAAGGGGATGGAAAACGCATCCTTAATTTCCGCATTGCAGAAAAGCGAAGAGATGGACTTGTTCAAGCTGACCACAGACTATCAGAACTTCTTCGGTGCTGTTGAAGCGATGTCTATGGAAGCTGCAAATACCGTTGCCGACAAGGTAAGGGAAATGCTCAACAGTGCATTTAGATCTGGTGCTATCAGCGCAAAGGAATACATGAAAGAACTTGAACGCGTGGACAAGCAGATAGAGAAGATGATGAAGAACAACCAGTCTGACTTTCAGACGTACATGAAGGAAGGTCTTGACGGTCTGTACAACAAGCGTTATGATGCAGGAAAGTCAAAGATGATGGCAGGCATGAATGATATGCAACAGGCTATGGCTGACATAGAAAATGCTTCCAAGGCATACGAGGACGCGATGAAGAACGGTGATGAAGAAGCTGCCAATGCCGCTTTGAGTGCCAAGTCGGAAGCCGAATCAAGATACAAGAGCGGACAGGAAGCTGTCAAGACTGGTAAAGGAATGATGGCTGCCGCACAAAACGCTTTGCAGACGGTAAATCTTATCGACTTTATCATAACCAACATATACAATGCCATAAGGGCTATACAGCAGATAATAGCATCCGTGTCCAATCTTATGGATTCTATGGGTAAGGATACTGACAGCGGCTTTATGCGCGAAATGAACCAGTTCTCGGAGGCTATGGGAGTTATGAACGAAGGCGTGAAGAAATCATGGGATTCATTTAAAAGCGGTGACCTTTTTGGCGCAATAGGCTCGGCTATATCAATGCCGCTTGACGTTATTGCAACGTTTAACAGGCAGCATGACAAAAGGCTTCAAAAGCATATAGAGAATCTTGAATTTGAATCAAAGAAGTTGACCAATATCTATAATATGCTTGAAAAGGAATTTGAGCACATTATAGACCCGGCAAAACTTGATGAGGTGACATCCCAACAGGTTTCCAACCTAAAAGAACAGTTGCAAATTCAAAAGGATATTCTAGCAGCCGAAGAAGATAAGAAAAAGTCAGATAGAGAAAAAGTAGAAGATTACAAACAGACAATAAAAGAATTGGAGTATGAGATAAGATATTATACGGAAACGCTTGCCAGCGAATTGTACAGCATTGACTTGAAAGACTGGGCTAGCCAGATAGGTGACGCTCTTGTCGAAGCATGGCTGAAAGGTGAGGATGCTGCAAAGGCTTATAAGGACACTGTGGCAGACGTTATGAGAGATGTTGTTAAGAGTTGGGTACAGCAACAGTACATAGAAAAGGCAATGCAACAGGTACAGACCACATTGTTCGGAGCAGACGGTAAAGGTGGTATGTTTGCAGACAACAAGATAGACAAGGATGAACTTATAATACTAGGAAATGTAATGGGTTCATTGGAATCAGCCTTTGCGGAAGCTGGAGGTGTAGTCAATGAGATAAACAATGCACTAGGCGGAATGCTTACCGAAACAGAGGAAAATGCGGAAGGTCTGTCCAATGCCATTGCAGGAGTTGACGAGAATACATTCAACCAGGCATTGGGTTATCTTAACGGAATGAGATACGAAATGGTTGTACAAAGCGATCTACTCCGTCAGTTGGTATCGTTAAACGGTGGTTCGGCAGGAACGGGAGGAACGAACATGACAGCAATACAGCAGTCACAGTTGGAGGTTCTCACCCAGCAGCTTGCCGCAACTATGGCGATAAAGACAGCACTCCTAAGTGTCGTTTCCATTGCCCCAAGGTCAGGCGGAAATGCGATAAAGGTTATAATTGACTAAAATAAACGCCCTGCTAGCTTCACAGTCGGCAGGGCGTTTGAGATTGATTATGAACAAAAAAAATCCAATCACTTGAGGTGCTTAGCGGAATCGAACCGCTGTTGTCGGTTTTGCAGACCGTTGACTAAACCACTCATCCAAAGCACCGATTATGATGCAAATATAATGAATTATTTTTTAAAACTAGATGGTTTCTAAGACTATTTTTGTTATTTTTGCACTAATAAACAATGTACACGAATGGCTATATCTAAATATTTTATAAAGAAAGGAAGCGATACGGCAAAGGATTTGTATGCCACATACAGGCTGTATATACTTGAAAGCAAGGGATTATGGGATTTGCCGACAAGAAAGGAAGCCTATGCCGAAAAATGGTATGACAAGAACGGTCAGAAGGTGTACGAACCTGTCACGCCTGTTTACCAGCCAACGGAAGGAAGCATAACATTTGCCGCTTTGGGAGATGTGGAAACGGTAAAGACGAATATCCGTTCGTTCTACTCATATATAACCAACGTTATTCCTGCATTACCAGGTACGTCTTACGGATCGTCCTCATTTTCCATATGGAATGATGTATGGGGTGAATCGGCAAAGCAAGTGATAAGATGCACTGGATTTGAAACAGGTGCAAAGCTGAGTTATCAGGACGTTCAGGACTTGCAGAACCCGGACCGACTTGTATCCGCCTATACATTTTCGTTAAATTTCAGTATTGACCAACCAACGCTTTAAAGACCAATGATTTTACAGATTAAAAGAGGAAATAGGGTTATTGCGGAGAGTGCTGATTTTTCATACAGCCCGTCTTTGCAGGAAGTGAGAAAATTGACTTGTGAAGTCGTTTCCGTTGTTCCGATAGAGTTCAAGGCATACAACTCAAAGAGTGAATCGGAATACGATACAGTCGTATATAACGGTAATACATTCATCCTGTACCAAGCCCCATCGGGAGATAATCTTAACGAAGCAGGGAAATACAAATACTCCCTTCTATTTTACGGTAAGGAGGTGCTTTTGCAGAATGTAGCGTTTCTTGACATAGTAAGCGGAACAGGTGGGGAAATAAATAAGATAAGATACACTCATGGCGGTCTGTTCCAGTTCTGGGGTGACGCAAAGCAGCTTGCCGCACGCATCGAAGCAAATATAGAATCTTACAATGCGTCATTGGGTGCAGGATATACAGGCATTGGTACATGGACGCTTAATGTGGATGCAGAAGGCGAACTGACGGAGGATATGATTGATATAACCGATGGCACCAACCTGTTTGAAGCATTGAAGAACTTCTATGACAAGTTTTATCTCAATTATTACTTCTCAACCACAGCAAACGGTGGGATAATAACCATTACGGACAAGACAAGACCGTCCGTAAACTGGACATTCAAGCAGGGTGACGGTGGGGGCGCTGTAAAAGTTTCCTCTTCCGTAGATACAAGCACACCTGTCATAACCCGAATCATACCACAAGGTGGAAGCAGAAACGTTCCGCCTGAATACAAGAAAGACGCTAAGCCTGCCGATGAATCACGCTATTGCCCGTACATCCTTCTTCCGAATGATTCTGACGGGAATATAAGATATTATATTGACAGCGAATACGGATTGAAGAACTATGGTGTAAGAGGGAAAACCATATCAAACACGTTCAGTGGGATATATCCTTCCATCAGAGGGAAAAAACTTGGTGATCTGTACCCGTCAGGACTTCCAGAATGGGATACATACAAGTCTGACGGAGAACCAGACCCTCAATCGGGAAAGGTGGCAGGTGAGGGTGCTAGCGCATCTACACGGATAGATAAGATTATCGGGTCTACTCCTATAAAGAGTGATGATAGTGATAGTTTCTTCATTTATATGACCTCTCCCGGATTCAACCTAGGGTACAAGGTGTATGAGGACGGTGATTCATCCGGCAAGATAAACGACAATGTGCAGCCCCAGTACAAACCCCATGCTATGTTTGACAAGTACAGGGATTTCGAGAGTTTTGATATATATGGTACAAGGGCATATTATGACCAGCCTGTAAAGGTTACTGCCACATTCTCCGGGAAGATGCTTTTCAGTATATTACCTATAGGAAGTGATGCTGTAGGGAAAAAGGTGAAGATTAACCTACGTATGGTTTTAAACCGTGTATTGGGTCAGGCTTCTCCTTTGAAAGAGGTTGTTATCGGAGAGGAAGGTGCTACTGGTATGCTTGAAATACCTTACGACAAGACCTCTCTTGTAGGATATATAGAAAAAGGTCAGAATACGACAGTCACCATACGTGTTGAGTTCACGTTTGATTCAGATGTTCCTGCCGGAAGCTGTAAGATAGGCTTTAGTGAGGAAATGACCTGCAACATACATTTCGGTAATCAGGACGGTTCACAGGACAGGTTCTATTACAAATACGCTTCTGTGACGGATGCGGTGTTCAGTATGCGTACAGGAACTTATACAGGCACGGAATTTAAGATAAACAAAAACGGTATTATTCCTCTTTACGGTGAGGTGAACGGTGATACGGGAGAAACGGAAGAGGATGTTGCCATGTTCAACAAGGGGGCACGATATAAAATATCATGTTACAGAACAGATAGCGACAATGCCAAACTTCCCCTTTACACAGATGGTAAATCTCCTTCAATTGCAGCAGGAACGGAGTTTGTCATTCTGAATATCGTCATGCCCGAATCTTATGTGACAATGGCTGAGAACACGCTTGAAAAGGCGGCTCTTGACTACCTGTCAAGATATGACCATGAGAACCGAACCGTTTCACTTGACATATCTAGCGGATTTGTCGCAGAGCATCCTAACCTTTTCATTGACTTCATAGAAGGAAATATGCTAAAGGTAAGGGATGATGGAATAGGCGTGTTCGATTTCTCTGATAACGGTCAGATAGTGGATATGCAGTTGCAGATACAGTCTTTGGAAATTAAATATTCCAAGGAGAATATGTTCCCGTCATATTCATGCACCATTGCAAGAAGAAAGATACTGTCTTTCTATGAACGGCTGGCACAGGAGAATCAGACCGCTTCAACACAGAATACGACAAATGTAACATTAGGTGGAAGTGGTACGGGAAGCGGAACAAATATTTTCTCTGAACAGCTACTTAATGACCTTATTGCATCGTTTCAGAAGTTCAACGGATGGTTTGAATGGGATGAAGTAAACCAAGCGTTACGATGCAAGTCAGCGTTCTATACAAACCAATGGATATCAGCGTTGGGCGCACAGAGTGGTAGCGGAGAACCGGGAGGTGGTGAAGGCGGACTGATTAAGGCCGTGTACGGATTTGCCGATTTAGGTAAGACGTTTGACGATTCCAACCTTAGCAATACATTCAACGCATATACCATCAACGAGATATGGAAGCTAGCCAAGGAAGGCGGAATGAATACGGACAAATTGTGGCAGGAGTTGGGAAAGGATGATCCGACAAAGAAAATTCACATATCCCATATTCCTGACAATAAATTTGTAACGCTTGATACGGAACAGACAGTTACTGCAAGCAAGATATTTACTGGTCAGTTGTCTACGGCAAATGTAGTTCCTAGCGTGAACAACGCATCCACACTTGGTCTTGAATCGAAGAGATGGGAGAATATTTATGCTGTAGATGCCAACATAAGCGGCACGGTGAAAACACAGGCGTTGCAGGTTGGCGATATAAAGATTATATATGATTCCGTAAACAAGGCAGTCACATTTGAGCATATAGATGGAAGTACGGAAATAGGCTTCTATACCAGAGGATGGATTTCCGCTTTGGGCGTATCTCCCGGAGGAAGCGGAGGAAGCGGTGGTGACGGACTTGTGAAAAACGTATATGGTTTTTCCAATCTCGGCACAACCTTTTCCGATTCAGACCTTGACAATACGTTTAATGCGTACACGATAAACGAGATTTGGAAAATGGCGAAGGAAGGTGGTGGTATAAAAAACATCACCCAGTCGGGAAGTGGAAATGCCGTAACAAACATGGCACTTAGTTCTGACGGGAAAACCATCACTGCTGTATTCGGGGAAACATTCGCTAGACAACAGGATTTTGGCACACTTAACAATACTGTAACACAGTTAAGCAATAAGCTGAACAACTTCCTAGAAGGAAGCGATGCTGATAACATTATTAACAAATGGAAGGAACTTGAAGCGTTCCTTGACGGTCTTACGGAAAGCGACAACCTAGCCGAACTTCTTGCACTGAAAGCGGACAAAACCATAACGATAAGCGCAGGAACTGGTCTTACGGGAGGTGGAAACCTGTCCGCAAACCGCACATTGTCACTAGCCACCACAGGGGTAAAGGCTGGTACATATACGAAAGTTACAGTAGACACCTATGGGCGTGTTACAGTCGGTAATAATCCTACCACACTGGCAGGGTACGGGATTACTGATGCCGTTACCTTGACTACCAACCAAACCATATCTGGACAAAAGACATTTACCAAGAATATTCTGATGAATAGTGGTATCGGTCTGTCTTATGGCGGAAATATCGTTTTCCGTAACACGGCAGGTAATACCGTCATATCAAGCTATGGAAGCGAGGGAATGATTTATTTCCGTCCTAATGGAGACACGTCAGATGATGGAGTGATACAGATAAACAAACAAGGACACCTCAATGGCGTTTCAGCAGGATTTACAGGTGGCGTTTCCGCAGCACGACTTACAGCAAACGAATATATACAGATAGGAGATGCCCAGCTTGTTTACGATTCTGTAAACAAGGCTCTGAGAGTGAAGCATAGAACAGACGGAAACACGGTAGGATTCTACTCGGACGGTTGGGTATCTGCTCTTGGTGTGAAAACAGGTGGTAGCGGTGGTGGTAGCGGTGTTGTAAATACCGTTTACAGCTTCGCAAACCTTACTGACGGCACAACCTTCTCCGATTCAGACCTTGACAATACGTTTAATGCGTACACGATAAAGAAACTGTACGATATGGCCGGGCAGGGAGGACTTGACGCTGATGCTATGTGGGCTGAACTGAAAAAAGCTGATTCAAGTAAAATCATAGACGCAAGTCATATCCCTACTTCCGTATTGGACGGTAGATGGGTGAAAAAGACTGGCGATACTATGACTGGAACACTTACATCCGCATCTTCTCCCGGCTCAATCGTATTCAAGGGATTGGAAAATTGTGATATTACCAATATCTATAAAGATAACGGAGTTATCAGGGACGATGATGGAGGGCTTACTTCTATAAGAAACGGATTAAGATTTAATTGGTATGACACATACTGGTATATAGGAAACCTTAGAGGCAGCAGTACGGAAAGTGCAGGGTTTGGTGTAGTAGACCATAACAACAAGCTGGTTTTACGTGTCACTCCAAATGATGTAAGAGCACCGAGATTCATGTCGACTGTTGCCACAGGGGTATCACCTTTGATAGTTTCAAGCAATACAACCGTAGATAATCTAAGCGCGGATTTGTTGGACGGATACCATGCGTTCGGCACATCAAACGCCCTTATAAAATACGGATATACGGTAGGAGGCACTGAACCTGCATGGTGTAGAATAGCTACATACTCCATACGTAATACGGAAACAATGACAGACGTTTGCTTTGTATTGCACTCAGCCTTTAATGATTTATTCGGCATTTTGATTATCAGAACTAGAGGTGGTGGCTATGTAGAAGGTCTATTGATAGCATCATACAATATCAATAGGTCAAACATACGTATCTATCATGATGCGGAAAAGAAAAACATAGAACTGTACTGTTATGGTGGAAGTACCTATTCCATAATACAAGCCAATCTGTTATACAGCCATGACCGATACGGAGGGGCTAATACGAATATAACGCTATACCAAGCAGATACAAAAGCACCGTCATGGAGCACTTATGTAAATCCTTTATTTGCGCCCTTGCAGAACTCTTCTGAGGCTGCCAAAAAATTGCAAACCCCAAGGACTTTATGGGGTCAGTCATTTGATGGTACAGCCAACGTAAGCGGAAATATGACGGGCGTAGGTAGCATAACGATGAGCGGTAATTTGGAGATAGGAAACGGTACTTCCCCAAATGCCATATTGTTCTACGGAACGACAGGAGATTCACCGGGTGGCTATAATCATACATTTATTGCCGAAAGACTTTGGGGTGGTACAGAAAGCAGTGAACTGGTATTATTTAAAGGGAATGACCCAGATAACGATAATGATGCTGTAAATGTAAGTAGTTCGGGTCCGGATAGAATACGCCATATAGCCGCTGCCCACCTGTTCCAAACATACACATCACCTTTAGCGGGTTCAGTGGAGGACGTATGTACAAGTTCTGCCTTGAAAAGTTTATTTGGTATAGTAGCGAACAGGGTTACAAGTTATGTTCCGTTTATGTCTACCGTAGCAAGTGGCACGGCTCCATTTATTGTGGTAAGTAACACTGTTGTGGGTAATCTTAATGCAGACATGGTTGATGGATTGCACCTGTCTGATTTTGACGGACGTTACGTAAAGAAAGCAGGTGACACCATGACAGGGGATTTGGCGATGGATACTAACAAAGGATTTTATATTCCTCATGGAACAAGAGTGGTTAAAACTTCGGGCAATTGGATTCACGGTGGAACAGACATGGCTTATTCAACCGATGCGAATTTACGTTTTGGTTCTTGGAATGGAATAGGTTGGTATCCTACTATTAGCGGAATGTTTGTGGCACAAGGAAACAATGCCATGTGGTTGGATGTTAGAAGAGGGGCATTAGATGTATTCAATACTATTATATCTCATCATGGTTATCTTGCTGCAAACTGGGATTCGGCTAGACGGTTGGTATTGGGCGGTGGAAGTTCCGATGCTTGGATTGATTCAAGAAATTCAAGCAATAATGTATTATGTAATATCGTACTGCAAGATAACAAGGTTGTAATAGGTAATTATGCTGAATCGAGCAGGTTCGTATCTACCGTAGGCACAGGCAAGCAGCCTTACCAATGCAATTCCACTACATTGAATACCAACTTGAACGCGGATTTACTGGATAATTGGCATATAATGGATATACCTAGAAATTATAATTCCACCGCTACTTATTCATTACAGTTCGCTCTAGGTGGTACTGATAATGGTTGGAAAAAGATATTCGCTTGTTCTGAATCGGGAGCCGGACCATATAGGTCAGTAACGGTTTGGGGAAGGATATGGTACGCCTATGGAAATCATGCACAGGATGAAGTCAGAAGTTATCACTTCTGCGCCATCTTCCAAATGAGAAGTGGACCTTCTGCTTCTGACAGCAATGTAGGAGATATTTCAAATTCAGCACGCCTTTATCTTCCTACATTCGCAAAAGGAATGGATAATATCCGTCTTGTACGTGTAGGAACAAACAATTTTGAATTGCAAGTGCGCCAGATTGGTTCATATCACGATGGGCACATACAATACCAATATTGGGCTTATGGTGCTAACGTTTCCGCATGGAGAGTATTGCAATCCACATCCAATACGTCTGTGGCTGTATCGGCAGGAGGTGCTTCCACGTTGGCTGACAGTAGGGCTTCTAGTGCGGATGTGTGGACTTCTGCAAGAACGTTCTATATACAAGACCATAACGCTGCCAATACGGGTGCTGGGGTTAGTGTGAACGGTTCTTCAAATGTATATTTAAAACTCCCATCTTCCATCCAATGCTCCGATTGGTTCAGAAGCACAGGAAATTCAGGGTGGTATCATCAGAACTACGGAGGTGGTATATATATGCAAGACAGTTCATGGGTGAGAGTGTTCGGGGGAAAGAGATTTTATGTTCAAAATCAAGATAATACTAATTTTAGTACAGCTACTGCAATATCAACCGAAGGAGGAATATATGCAAAAAATAATATTACAAGTAGCGCTAATATCATCGCAACCGGAGCAATAACCGCCAAAGCGTCCTCTTCCGATATAAGGTTGAAAACCGATATTCAGGATTATGACGCTATGGGTATTATCCGCAAATTCCAGAGCGTGAAATATCACTGGAACAATCTTGCCAAGAGAAATTCCGAGATATTCAATCATAAAAAATGGAATTATGGTCTTATCGCCCAGGATTTACTTTCCGGCGGTTACAGTCAGTGGGTCAGTGACATATTCAAGGACTATTACACCATAGATTATGAAAGACTTATCCCCGTTGTGTGGAAAGGTTTGCAGGAAGTCGATGATGAGGTTACAAGATTAAAGAAAAGAGTAAGAGAATTGGAAAAGAGATTAGGAATTAATTAGTATATTTGCGATATGGAAGAAAATAATAAAAAAGTTGACATTTACATTGAAGGTAATGTGAAATGTAATAAATGGGCAAGTGGCATAATATATACCATGAGCGAAAAAGATGGATGGGATTTTAGTAATGCTATTGTTATCAAAGGTGACATTTGTTGTGATATCCTTAACTGTCATGGAAAGACTGTGCTTGTTTCGGGATATGTTACCGTAAAAGAACAGGAGGAAAAGTAACATGGGTCACTCTAATGGAAAGATTACAGCCCCGATAAACCTTGCTGGTGACGTTTACGCCACCCTTGGTATCGGTCCTACTAGTGATGGTTATGAGTTAGGATATGCTTGTGCAAACACCCACGGGAAAATAAACCCGTGGGCACGGTACAAGCCTGTAAGATATGAAAGCCTTGCTCCTGGGCCAGATGAAAAATGGTGGCAAGGATGGGATGGGAACTGTGGTGTCAAACCTTTTCAAATGGCAGGATACTGGGATGCGCCAAAACACGCTGATGGAAGCATGAACGGATGGGAATACACCCCACCGACAGGAGGGAAGTTTCCATTTCGCCTTACCGACTTTAACGGATACAACCATCGTGCTAGTGCACCGATAAGCAGGTTCTCCTGCCCGGATACTGCTACCAATCAGTTTACAAGTAGTAATTTTGTCTGTTCCGCTGCTATAATGATGCCATCGGAGGGGCATGATACTGATTTTCTTAACATGGGTGACTTTGCCGAGATAGCTGATTGCTATTTCGGTGTCTATGTTAAGCACAAGACCAGTCAGATGTCTAGGCGTGTTACTGCCGACAAGAAGATAGGAACAGGATACGCTACGGTTACTGTAAACTCGTGGGGTATGACTGCTGGTGATTGGGAAGTTTATCCTTTCCTTAGTACAGCTATATTGAAGCAGGATGACTCCGATATTGCTCATATAGCATACACTGTTCCAATGGTAAGTAAAAGAGATATAGAGATAGTTGGTTCTTACGTAAGCATAACAATAATTGGTGGAGTGATGCCATCCGTTAGTGGATATATTGAAGTTACCGTAAGAGTAAGAAACGGTTCGAGTAGCCTTATTTCTTTCCGTAATAATAGTTGTATGTCTAGGTTTGCAAGTAAGAAATTTGAAGATCCTATGGTTATAGGTGAATCAAGAGAAACAATAGAAAATTTCCAAGTATCCGCCAATTCCAGCATTGACAAGAAGGTGAAAATATTCATATCATCGGAACTGATTAATGTAGGAACTGCAAGGGTATGGGTAAGCCTTAACAGTGCTGCATATAAATATAGTACATTGCTTCTTTCTATGGGTCCGGGGTTATAAACACAATCCTCCCCCTTGCCGTTTACCAGCAAGGGGGAGTGTTTATTTCGTTTTCATTAGTTTTTCCTCAAACTCCGCAATGATACAGTCTGCATCACCGCCATGTACCCAATTCTCTAAAACGGAGGAAAGAACTTCGATAGCTTGTTCTTTCTGCCACTCTGCGCCAGCGATAAACCCCATATAATATGCCGGAAACATACTTCCGCTGCTTCTGCTTTCAGCAAAAGAATGAGCCGCTTTTTCTAATGTCTGTTTCATTTCTTTTCCTCCTCTGTTTTAATATCCGTTACTTTGCCACGATTGACAAAACAGAAACATCCCATCACATTACACAGGTATGATTCATGCTCCATCTTACACTCATTGCATTCTTTACACAATGAACATTCGCTGCAATCGAAATTTTCATTGAATGTTTTGCTCATTTCATGCAACACACCATCTATTATTATTCCATTCTTTATTTCCATAATAAATCCACTTATCTGACTTTTTTTATGATATAAGTCCTTTAAAAATATGACTAACAACATCTACAGTCCATCCATTTCCTAGAAGCCCCATCCCTATATGTGGCTGTACTGACTTTGTGTATCCTTCTGGAACTGTCTGCAATCTTTCCGCTTCCGTAATATTGGGCGTTCTGAAACCTTTTTCTGGATTACAGTCGGGTGAGTTGAATATCAACGGTGTAAGTGATTTTTTATATCTTCTTAACAACGATTCGGGGTTCTTGGCAAAACGGTTCCATGATTCAAGCATACACCATGATTTGTCTTTCTCCACATACCCGTCCGTGATGATGTCCTTGAACAATATTCCCTTGTCCTTCCATGCAGGTATTTCCCAGTTGCACCAGTAGTATCTTGCTCTCATTTGCGCGGAGAAATCGGAACTGTTGATATACACATAGTCTACTCCAAGATGTGACGAAATCAAATCAGCCCAATCGGATTTCATCTTCACATTTTCAAGCATGAACTTTATGTTAGGGTTAAACTGTCTGATATGGTTCAATATGTTGACATATTCAAAGAACAATCCCGAACGCTCTCCATCGAAGTTCAGTTTCTCTTTCCCTAACTGTGAGAAATCCTGACATGGTGTTCCGCCAATCAGCAAATCAATATCTTTCCACTTTATATCCCATTTATTCCAGTTCCTAATATCCCCTAATTCAATTATATCGGGGTAATTATCCAGTGCAACCTTGATAGACGGCTCGTTTATTTCGCTTGCGTAATACTTGTCTACCTTTATGCCTGCTCTTTCCAGTGCGATACGTCCGCAAGATATCCCGTCACATAAACTCAATACGTTCATTTTTCAATATATTTAAAGATATGTTTTATTGTTTCTATGTTCCATCCATTTCCAAGCATCTTGTAACGCTGTGTATCGGATATTCCATCCCATATATACCATTCGGGAACGGTTTGAAGCCGTGCACACTCGGTTGGGGTAAGACGTCTAATTCTCGCACCAATTTGAACACATGGTTGTGAGTTTCCATCATTTCTAGCTCTTGCCAGCAGTGTGCATGATTTGCCCGATTTTATTTCACGGAAATGTACCCCTCCAAATGCACGTATCGTTCCCGAAACAATTATCAGGTTATCCTTTTGTACGGTTGTAAGGCAGGCTGATTCACGCCCTCGCATCGCAACACATGTCGGATCATTTTCCGTCTTTACCCTGCCCTTCAAGCATTCAATCATCTTGTCAGACAAGAAATATTTTTCATCAACCTCTTCTTCAAGAATATCCCTTAACAATATTCCCCTATCTTCCGGCTGTGGAATATCGTCATGAATATCCGTCCAGTATATGCGCCTTCTGTTTTGTGCCGATACAAGTGCGGAGTTGATATGTATTCCTTTCCTACCCATTGTTTCATTGAACACAGATTCCCATTTCTTTCCCATTTCCACATTTTCAAGGAAGAATTTGGGATTGTCACCACGCTTAATAAGTTCGTGGTATATACGTATGTATTCCCAAAACAGATAGGATTGCCCTTCAAATTCAAAACCGTTCTCCTTCAATTCAAGATACGTTTGTAAGTCTAGAACCTCCATGCCTTCTTTCGTTGAAAGCCCTTTTCTCTTGCCGGACATGGACAGGTTCGTGCATGGCGATCCTCCGATTATCAAGTCTATCTTATCCAGTCTGCTTACTTCAAGTTCTCTTACATCACCAAGCTGTATGGTGTCAGGAAAGTTCTGCATGGTTGCCTTTATGGCAAACTTGTCCACTTCGGACGCATAGTATTTTTCTACAGGAATGCCAAGTTCGGAAAGTGTTATCCGTCCGCACGACATTCCATCGAAAAGGCTCAGTACATTCATAGATATGTTTTTTTTAAATTTTCAGCAAATATACGACATAAAACCGTATGCAACCAATACGTTTAACTTTTTTTAATTATCTTTGCGATAATAGATAAAATTCATAATATGCAGTTTTCCATAGTACCAAAAATAGATGCCGAGATTATGTTTTCGGAAGATGACCTGTCCGTTTTCAGACGATCGACAGACGGACTGTATTATATGCTCCATACCGAAAAGGTTATGGAAGTGATGCCTATGACGTTACCTGAGGACGGAACGGAATACCATTTCCCTTACGAAACATACGACACTGGCACAAGAGAGTTTGAGAAGCTGCTTTTATCCGAGGAATGGAATAAAATGGACGAAAAATGAGAAAAATAGGTTTTTTTAACATAGGAAAACTTGGACTTGTAAAATCGGCAGGTACAGGAAAAACCGATATAAACAAGGTGATAGAAGAATGGATACCAAAACACATGGTGTTCTGGTACGATATGTCAAAGCCTGTGGATGTTTATATTCCTGGCGTTACTTATGCAAGCCAATTTATAAACGATGGAGGTAAGCTGAAATATGATACCACTATAAACAAGTGTACCATAACACATACACCTACCACAACCAACAGGAACTTTTGGCAGATTACGTGTGCTTCATCATCTACTATTGATTCTTATAAGATAAGAGTAACAGGACTACCTAAAGGATTTACAATACAGAGCGGTTTTTACAGTAATAAGATAACCTCTGATGGAGAATATGATATTGCTTCGTACACTAATACAGCTACATCAACAAGATATGTCGGATTTTATTTAGCAGGTGACAATGTAAGTGATGTGGATTGTAATATTGTGGTAGAAGAAATTCCTACAAGACAATCCGTTCCTACCAACGAGATACTGAAAGCCAATCCCTACTTGCAGGATTTCAGTGGAAACAACAGACCGCTTAAATTGAACAATTTCCTATTTGCTGCAATGAGCGGTGTGGGAGGGTATGAAACTAATTTCTCCGATAATTCTATATGGATTTCATCACCTCAACATGGAAACATTATAAATAACCACACATATAACCCCATGCTTAAAGGCTCCAGTAGTGGATTGTACACTGCTACAGGTTTAGTTAAGGTTAAATTTAAAGCTACTGTTACGGGGATGAAAAGTGGTTACAGACTTGAATTTGGTTCGGGTGATGTGGCTCCATCGGACAAGTCTATATATGAAGATGGAGAATATGAATTTGGTTCGGGTGATGTGGCTGTGCCATATGGATTTAAATTATATGCGGATGATTATAGCAACCCTAATACAGATGTAATTATTGAATTAAAGGAAGTCTACCCTAATGCCCTAGTAACTGATGGAGTGGATGATTACGGTGTTGTGGAGAATTTGCAGCAAGGGGTGAAGATGTTGTTCTATACTTGTAACCCGTTTTCATTGAACAAGATATTTTATGACCAAACAAAACAGGGATGGAGAAAGTTCAACATATATAATCAGGCAGATAAGATAGCTTATAATGAGAGAAACGAAAATGGTGTTACGTATATTGACGGAAATCTGAATAGTCTATTATTGGCTAATGACTTGGTAAATAAAAAACAGATAATTACAATAGTAAATGAAGGTTCAGATGCAAATAATACAATATCACCCATTTATTTCAGCGTAAATCAGCATAATGGTTATTTTGCAAACCTGGCTTTCTACAACTCCATCGGTTTCGATTCCGTTCCCACCAAACAGAATGACGGATTCACCGAACAGGATTTGATTGATTACTATATACCAAAGGCTATCGTAACAATAACGGTCGTAGATGTATCGGGTTCTCCTATACAGGATGCTGTAGTCACTGTTGGTGGAATACAATACAAAACATTGTCTGATGGTACGGTGAAAGTACGGGGTATGGCAAATAGCACAATGTCGCTGTCTGTAAAGAAAGACGGGTATATGCCGTTTTCTGACAACTCGTGGAAGTTTGCCGATTCAAGGATAACGCTAGAGGTGCTTAGGAATACCGTAATTACCGAAAATGGATACAGCATATTGCTTGAAAACGATGGTTTAATATTAACGGAATAATATAATGGAAGATAATCTTAAAATTTCACAGATGCCTCCCGTTGAGACCGCTACGGGAGAAGAGATGATACCATGTGTGACGGGAAGCCCTAAAGAGAACAAATCCGTCACGGTGTCTAAGATAAGACAAGGCATGGTAATGGACGAAAACTATGTGCATACAGACAATAACTTTACTACCCAGTTAAAAACCAAACTTGACGGGATAGAGAAAGGCGCACAGAAGAATACCGTCATAGGCGTGAAAGGTAATGCCGAACAGTCTTACAGGACAGGGAATGTCAATATAACGAAAGACAATATAGGTCTGTCTAATGTGGACAATACGTCCGATGCAGAAAAGCCTGTATCCACCGCACAGAAAACAGCCCTAGACAAGAAGGTAGACAAGGTGGACGGCAAGGCGTTATCCACAAACGACTTTACCAATGACTACAAAACGCTTCTCGAACAGATAAAGATGCAGCAGGGTAATATGTATGGAGTGGAGATGAGAAGAGGACAGACAGACCCTGTATTTCAGACATGGATAGGAAAGGAAGAGTTCAAACAATCCCATCCTATCCTCAACTCGTTCCGTGTGGCAAAGGTAAAGGACGGTAAGGTAGTAGGATTCCTTGACCAGACCAATTTCTTCAAAATGGCTGACGGTAGCCCGTCAAATATTGTTATTGACGGAACTGATGTAACAGATGACGGAAGTGACATCATGCTTGTAAACACCAAGCCTTTCTGGATAATCAACGGAGGAACGGATGATACATACGAAAGAAGGCTCGTCAGTGACGCTCCGTTTACATACGGTGGCGATACGGCCATAGAGATAAAACCGTTCGGAATGAGTATCGGTTATTCCATAATAAAGGATGGAAAGCAGAGATCTATTTTTGACAACACGGTAAAAGGAACAACGGCAGCAGGGAATCTAGGCGTGAACATAATGGAAGGAAACGGGTGGCCTACGACACAGGTATCACGTTTTGATTACGAGAAATACGCCAGGGCAAAGAACCCGGACATTACGAAGAACTATCCTTATGCAAATGCTTTCGTTCTTGACCTTGAAGTGTGGTGTACGCTTCTCTTTATCAAATTCAGAACAAAAGACTTACACGCACAGTCTGTTTGCGGAAAAGGAATATCATCCAACGATTCAGTCCCCGATGCGTCAAGCTGGGGAAAAATGACAGGCGTCAGATTCAAGAAGGCGGACGGTCAGACCTATGTGTATTACAAGATGAACGGGCAAGGATTTAAAGCGTCCGAAACAGGAACGACTTACGATTTCTCCCAACTCATAAACAACTACCGTCCTTGCATGAAGATGTTTGAAGCACAGCTTGCCATGTCATACGCAAAGGAACACAATGTCGCTCCCGACACCGAGTTTGAATATGAAAGCACAAAATACAAATATTACAACTTCCAAGGTCATAACGGATTGGCTGACGGGGAGATGTCGGGTATCGTAGCCAAGTTTGTCAATGCAACTGTAACCAGCGGATGGAGTATTCCTGACAATGCGGAAGTGACAGACCGTGAAATAGAGATATGCTTCACACAGCCTATCATTCGCGGACGTATTGCCGGGTGGGGAGATATATGGATGTGGTACAGTGGGATAGATTGTGTCATGCACGATTCCACATCCATAGACATCTATCAGACCTATGACGTGAACAATCTGACTACGGACAATGTAGCCACAGAAAAGAATCCTGGGGAATCTTACGGTTTTGAGAATACATATGAATTTGTCGGTTCTATGGCTAGAGGTGAAGGATACATAACGAAGAACTTTGAGAACTCGCTCATTGGAGAGGTCAAGGGAAGCAATCTTCACACGGGGGAATGTCATTACAACTGGTTTACGGGAAATGCAGGTTCGGGTAAAATAGGAAGACGTGGTGTTTTCTTTGGTGGTGGGTCGGACCACGACGATTGTTCTCTGCGGGGTGGTGGTTTGTACCTTGATCCTTCGTACGCGGACGCGCACATCGGTGGCGGCTTTCGTTGTACAATAACCCAACCCTAATTTTTCACGAAGTGAAAAATCCCCCTCCCAAAACTTGCAAAATATATTAATAATGTTTAAGTTTGCATAATAAAAATCTAACCAAATGCGTCAGCAAAGTTAAATAAGTCTGTCAAAGGCGGTTAGTTGAAAAAAGGCGGTCTGTAGAATGGTGGTGTTTACTTTGGTGGTAAGTCGAACAACGACAATTGTTCTCTGCGGAATGGTAATTTGAACCATGATCCTTCGAACGCGAACACGAACATCGGTGGCAGCTAACGTGCTAAAAAAATTACTGCTATACAGAAGCCTCGTCAGGAAGATGAAAAATGTCAAGACAACCCATTGTTTGAGGATGGGAACTTATTAGTACATTTACAGTTGTAGGTATATGGAAAGTTAGTTATCTTTGGCTCAACGGACAAAGAAAAGCACGTAAGATGAAAAGATTGAATAATATTTTTGAAACGATAGGCAGTATGGATAATATTGTCTCTGCTGCTGAAAAGGCAAAGAAAGGAAAGAGGAATCACAGGGGTGTGAGGGATTATGAGAAACATAAGGATGAATATCATCAGAATGTTTATCAGATGCTCAAAGACAAATCATACCATGTAAGCAAGTATGAGGTGATAGAGAAAGTGACTGATGCAGGAAAGGTAAGGGAGATACACAAACTCCCGTTTTACCCAGACAGGATTGTCCAGCACAGCCTTTTAATACCCATGATGGACAGATGGACAAAAAGCCTTACACTTGATTCATATAACTGTCTGCCCAAAAGGGGTATTACAAGTAAGGTTAAAAAGCACTCCCTTGTGAGAAAGATGAAACGGACATTGCTTGAAATGGACAAAAACGGAAAAATATACGTTTTGAAAATGGATATTAAGAAGTTTTATCCGTCCGTAAGACACAGCGTTTACAAGAAGGCATATAGCAAAGACTTGAAAGACAGGGATGCGTTATGGCTTATGAATACGCTTAATTACAGTAACAAAGGTCTGGCTATTGGCAATCCTGACGCTCAGATAGGAAGTCATTTGGTATTAAGGTCTTTGGATCATGTTATAAAGGAGCAGTTCAAAGTAAAGCATTATTTCAGATTTGCCGATGATATGGTGATATTATCCCACGACAAGAAACAGTTGCATGAATGGCTGTGGAGGATAAGAAATTACCTGTGGTATGAAAAAAAGCTGGAGATGAAGAAAAATTACAGAATATTCCCCGTTTCAGAAGGGATAGATTTCGGTGGATTTGTCTTTACTCCCGGTCATACCAAAATAAGAAAGAGAATAAAGAAAAACTTTGCGTCAAAACGTAATAACCCAAAATCAATTACGAGTTATATGGGTATGTTGATGCACTGTGATTCTAAAAACTTAATTAATAAAGTTTTAGTTAATAATAATAGCCACATGACAAAGATTAGTGACTTGAATATAAGAGTGTCAAGAAAGTTTGACGGAAAAGATGTGAAGATAGACAAACTTGTCGATGAACATATAGACATTCTTGATTTTGATGTAAGACCATCTACAAAGAAGGACAATAGCACATGGGTAAGGATGCAGATAATGTTCAAAGGAGAAAAATGCTTTATGAAAGGCGGATACGAAGCGTTAGGAACATTTCTTTCCCAAGTAGACAAAAGCCTTTTACCATTGGAGGATGTTGTCATAAAATTCAATAGGGGTTATTATTTTGATGAAACATTAGATATTTAAAATATGGAAAGAGGTTTGATTTTTGACGAGAAGCCTGCCTTTATCTTTGATTTAGGCACTGGATATAGCAATGTTCATTTAAACATTGAACAAGTTGACGAACCCGAAACGGACGATATGGGAAATATTGTACAGGAAAAGTTTGTCAAAAAGTGGAAAGCCGATGTACAGCGTGTAAAGAATCCTGTATCATACGACAAAACGGTAGATGCCGCCATAAAGGATGAATTTCCAAACGGAGAGGAAGAAGCGGCTCTCAGAAAAGGTATTTTAAACAAACTTGACCCGGATTATGTAAAACTGAACGAGTTTGCCGAAAGTGTGAAACAATCTTACTTGAAAGGATATGGAGAACAATGATAAACAACAGATAGGTGGGTATTTCTCCACCAAAAACGCTTCAAAGGATGAAGCGTTAAAAGGTATAGTAGCTGCAAGAATATCAGCATCCGAAGATGTTACCGATAAGGAGTACACAGTATTGTCAAACTTGATAAGGGTAGCCACATCAGAAGGATGCCGTATCTCATTGGTACAGGAAACGAAAAGCAGATCAAGCAGAATAGCACCAACAGGAATGCTTCTCCCGGCAGGAACGGTGGAATATTTTTCAGTCACACCAGGAAGCAAGGTAAGTGTTACGGGAACAGCAAACATATCATCTATCGAGTAAGTCATGGGCATGAATTATAACACTATATTAGCTTCCTTGCTTGACGGAATATCTCTAGCGTTGAAAAGTGGAAATTCAAATGTTAATGCAGACCAGTTTAACTTTCTAACTGATGCGATAAACAAATCCACTATCATACCGTCTTATTTTGATAGAGAAAATGCCATAAAGTACCTTGATGTGAGCGACACCGAGTTTGCAAGGCTTACATACAAAGGTACTAAGTTTCATCCCGTACAACCGTTATTATCACCCGTGAGAGTACAAGGAATGACAAAACCCGTTTATTTGAAAGAAACATTGGATGCTCTTAAAAATAACGGGCTTATACGTCCAAAGAAGTCAAGGGGTAAATACAAGACTAAAAACTAGACAACCTCATACGCATACATTGTAACACAATCATCTTTATTCTCCATATTAACCGCTTGGAAAATGTTTTCTTCATTATCCAAAGCGGTTATTTTATATGTTCCGTTCGTCAGATCAACAGTGTCACCTAATTTTATATAAGCGTACTTGTTTCCACTAGGTATTAAATACGTAATCTTTATTGGATTATTATTCCATTTTTTTAATTCTTTCATCTTCAATTCCTCTATTTTAAAATTAGGCATTAATGTACATCTTCACACATACATTTTAGAACGTTAATCCAACACCCACTATCAGTTATCACAAAAGAATCACCGAATACTTTATAATGGTGTTTATTTGTTCATTAATGCCGTTTTTATATTTAATCGAAATACATTACTTTCTTACCTATACATACCTTGAACCTTGAAAGAGATTCACTATATTGTGTAATATTATTGGGATTATATTTGTTAACAAAACATCCAGTACGTTTATGGTATCTGACACAAGCATTTTCAGGAGATTTAGCCAATATTTCTTTCTCATCGCTAAAACTAAAAAGTAAATTATCTCTGTATGATACCTTATACCACTTTACTTGGCTTCTTATCTTTTTAAAATACTTTGCTTTCATTGTTCCTCCTTTGTTTTAAAATGTTCAATCAGTTCGTCTACGGTAGCCTTGTGATAACGTCCTGAAATAATGGTTGCATTATCCCAATTTTCATCCCAAAAGAACATAATGCCTTTTGGCTCTGTGAAATAATGATCGTTACCAATAGAATCGCCATAAGAAACGCTAAGAATGGAATCTGCTATAAACCACTGCATGTAGTTACTATCATCCCTTAATGCAGCTATAGCCAGGAAAAGTTCCTCATTCGTTCCGCAATCAACACTATCGGTTTCGTCAGGATGTGGAATGTTGTTAAAAAACTCAATATTATATAGTCCATATTCGGGCGAGGTGAAAATACATAAATCTTCGTTAAGTTCCGCCCCAAACAATCTATATCCTAACTCATCTAATTTCTTTCTAAGTTTATAGGTACTCTTGCGTATAAAGCACGGTGTTGTAAATCCCATAGTTATTCCTCCTTATCTATCTTAATATCAGTTACTTTTCCACGACACTTAAATTCATTATGTATTATCTCTGATAACGAATATAAATTGATCCAACATAGACACGCGATTCCAAATTCATTTTGACATAAATCACGTAACGAACATTTTGAACAATCTTTATGTTTCGTTTCCTTCAATTCATGCAGCACTCCGTCTATTATTATTCCGTTTTTTACTTCCATATTAATCTCCTTTCTCTTTAATCCGTTCAAGTACATCCTTGTTGGATTCGAGTATATCATCAAAAGACGGGATGTACATCCAATAGATGGGTTTACTATTATGGCATACCCACTTCCCGTTCATTACAAAAGCTACTTCGTAATAATATCTGCCCTCGTAATTAGTCCCAACCAAAACACTTTCTAACTCTTCCGGCAACCGCTCCTTAACACTTATCCACGGTGATTGCTTCGACTGCCATTCGGCACCTTGAACGAAATTCATCTCTCCAAACTTTGCCAAATCTTTACCAAACAAAGTTCTGTCAACTGTCCTGTGATTAAACAGGATATTTTCTCTTGCTGCTTCTTCTACTGTCTGTTTCATATCTTATCCTTTAAAATTTTTCATGTATTCACAATCCTCATCACATACACCTTTCTTTGCACAGTGAGGGATATTAGTTCCCCACTCATATTCAAAATTATAACATAGGTTTCTGTATTCTTCCCTTCTTTCCGTAGGACCAAGTGTTCTTGCTGAACTCCATGATTCATAGTCATTGCTAGACGCCTCTTTAAGAACGCATCCATCATCGTTATATAGCTTTCTAACTTCATTCATATTTGTTCCGTTTTGAACCATTTACATGACATCAGGAAAATGGTAATTATTGCTAATTAAATTCTAATTGCTCTATCAGTCAACTGTTAATCAACTTCCACTAACTCACCGTTTTCCAGTCTATACCATGTATCAGCCTTGACAACCTTTCCATCGACTAATACAGCCTTCCAATCGACAATATCATACGTATCATCCCTTTCCTCGGCTATGACCAAAATTGCACCTATTCCGCCTTTTACCTGAACATTTTTTCCTCTTGCTACTGACAAACCATTAGATCCTGTTGAAGCCTTTCCTCTTGCCGTGGCAGCACCATAATTACCAGCCGTAGCAGCACCATTATCACCAACCGTGGCAGCACCATAATCACCAGCCGTGGCAGCACCATAATCACCAGCCGTGGCAGCACCACTATAACCAGCCGTAGCAGCACCTCTATAACCAGCCGTGGCAGCACCTCTATAACCAGCCGTGGCAGCACCATAATTACCAGCCGTAGCAGCACCTCTATCACCAGCCGTAGCAGCACCTCTATAACCAGCCGTAGCAGCACCTCTATAACCAGCCGTGGAAGGTCTTCCCGGTTCCGCATTACACTCGTTAGTACACCGTTCCTTGACATAAGATATAGCTGCTTTCACAAGTCCCCTTATATCAAGCTCAGCACCGATTCTTATTTTTGAAGAGCAAACCTTGTCACTTTCTGAATCGTTTATTTTACCACTCTGCTCAACCTCACAAAATCTTGACCCGGCCGGCGCATAGTAACCAAAAACATCCAGAGGATAAGGACATGCATGAAAACCTTTCTTACATGCCTTTATGTCGCCTGTTTCTTCATATTCCTTACCTACCTCATACTTAAACCCTCTACAAGATAAATCCTTATCAAATGCTTTATAAGCCTTTATTTTCTGTTCCATGATATTGTTTATTTTTCGTTATTTTGATATTTCAATAATTCTACGCCTCACGCATTCTTCGAGTAAATTCATATCCTCCTTTTTTATAAGAGCACCTGTATTACGATTCACGCTCACATAAGGCTCAAACCCAAGTCGTTTTGAATTAATTCCGTTTTATCTTTATGGTATTAATCTTTCCTCAACGCACCAACATAGCATTTCATAAGCTGCATCTATTAATGAGTAAGATAAAAATTCTTGATAATAATTAAATTCGTCCGACATAGAATAACAAATATGCCAACAATTGTCACTAAAATACATTGTAATCCAATAAGTATCCGTTCCTGTTTTTATCTCTTTTGGTAACAGTTCCAAAATGTCAAGCAAAGTAAATGCAGGAATACAATGTTCTTTTCTGAACGGTTCCTTGAAAGTTCTCCACTCTCGTAAAGATAATTGTGGTTGTTTGCCTTCCTCATAAGGATATAACATCCAAGTCATTGATGCATTACCTGTATTCACTCCAAGTTCTTGCAGGTGTTTCGTTTTGTCAATCGACAGCACATTCTCCAATATTTCCATCAGTTAAAATATTTTTGGTTTTATTTGATACGCTTGCAGTAATATATCTGTTCGTGGTTCTTATATCAGAATGACCAGCCATAGATTTCAGTTCTCCTTCTGGTATTCCCATATTAGCCCATCTGGTAATAGCTGTTCTACGTCCTGTATGTGTTTTGATGAACTGGTACTTCGGCCCTTTCATAAGTACATTTGCCCGTCTTACAAATACCTGCTTGTTTATACCTGCTCTACATCCAAGAGTTGGTAGAACTTCATTCATAGTAGTCTTTAAGGAAGATTCTATGTTGTATTTATCGAACGATCTAACCTCTTTTATCATTTCTATAATCTTGGAAGGTACAGGAACCTCAACGTTCTTACCTGTCTTTTTTGATATATACGAAATAACATTTCCCTCCATCATAGAATCTTTCAATCTGAAAATATCGGAATATCTCATGGCAGTATAGCATTGAATCAGAAATAATTTCTTTACAATTTTTTCTGTAACGTTAAACGGCTCGACATTCCAGAATAATTCTATTTCTTCATCCGTAAGAGATATATTTGAAGGAGATTTTACGTTCAGTGAGATAATATAATCATTGATATATTTGCTCATCTCTTTTGATTCGGACAATATTCTTTTAAGCATTAAAAGATATGCCTTTTGGGATGATTCGCTTATCTTTCTCTTTGATTTTATAACATTGATCATATCATCTATCATGTCACGATTGACAGGCTTTTCAACGGACGGGACTTCCTTGAACGTAGGAATGGCATCATTAAAATCATACTCGTCATAAAGCTGATTGGTAAGATATGGCATTATATGTTTGGATAATGCTTCAAATCTTACCTTTCCGCTTCTTGTCTTTGTATTATTCAACTTTTCTATCAATACTCCTACAGTCATAATTGAAGGGCTATATTCGTTCTGAATTGTTTCAAGTCTGTTTTTTAAATCCTCAATCAACCTGTTCTGTGATTCTATAGTCTTGTTTAACCTATCTATTGTTTCAGCGAGAATCTGAATTGTTCTTTCTTCGTTTTCCATGAGTTATATATTTTTGTTGCAAAAATAATAAAACTGTATATTCGATAGGTTAAACAATAGTTATCAACTCTTAAAAATGTTTACTACGCCCATTAATTTATAATTACCCTCTTCATTAATGATACATATAGGAGCATTATTCTCAGGATTGGTATATGCCAATGTGACATAATCCCCAGGGAACACTTTCAATGCGTTAATCATCTTTTCAATATTCAGATTGCAATCCAAACGCCCTTGACAATATCCTTCAATTCCGACATTTTCCGATATTTTATACCCTGCATCATTTGTGTATGTTATATCCATTTTATTATCTCCCTCCCTGCAAACAAAATGTGATATATTATACACATCTGACATTACCTTTATTCTTGAAAGGGAATCTATCAAGTCGCTAGTTCTTGCTTTAATAAAGTAATTAAAGTTTGATTTTATATTATTTACCAATGGCAGGTAGTTTACAAACTTAACCTCCATCAGCGTACAATTAAAGATAGAACCGAAATCCCCATAATATATAGACATCACTCTTTCATCATCAGATACAGAAACAGTTACATTTTCTTCTGACAACATTTCAAGAAAGGATAACGCTTCCTTTACCGAAGTAGGCATTACATTTATGCACAAGTCCTTTGATATATCCGGCTGACATTCTATAACATCTCTTACAAATACAATCTTATCGGACGAACATATATCAATGCAATTATTGGAACAAATAAAATTTATTCCAACCCCACTAAGACTAGTCACAACTTCACCGATATCATTAAATCCTATATTTCTTTTTAATGCTCTATACAGATCATTCCTGTTTACATTGACCCTTATCCCGGTACCACGCTTCCCTATCTTTATATTAGGATAAGATTCTACATCTTCCGCAAAGAAAGATGCTTCACTGCCATTGTAAGAAAATATAACTTCTCTATCGTATATCTTTACCGTAACAATGGAATCCTTTACTGTTTTGAGCAGCTTTACAAGCCTTATACCGTCTACTGCAAACTCCTGCCCGTCATTGCAATCTGAATCAACAACGGGAATAATCAAACGCATCTCATTGAGGTTATTGTATGAAGTAACCTCTATCGCATTCTCTGATGCTATATATTTAAAACGAAAACATTTCAATATCGTCAAGCCTGTATCGGAAAGACAGGCTTTGGCTGAGTTTAATGTTGAATATAAAACTTTTCTATCAAAAACTATCTTATTCATTGAAACAACTCTTTAATTATTTTTTCAAAACTTACTTTTGTAGTGCTGTTACGCATACAATAATCTTTTATTTGTAGTGTATTTGACATTCCTGGCTGACCACGCTCAATAGCGTCAAGAATATTCCACAACATTTCCTTAGACCATACGAAATATCCTCTAAAGAAATATGTAGCCATCACATCAGCCTGTTCTATTATGTGATTACGGTCATGGTTACTGTCAGGCATTTTAAGTTCTATGCCATATATCTTACCGTCATGTATATAAGCAAGGTCAGGCATACTTTTCTTTGCCCCTAGAGCACGGAACTCAGCCGACTTGTTACCACTTACAGCAGGATGGAGAAGTTCGGAAAAAAATGCCACAAGCAATCCCCTACATTCTTTACCTTCCTTCTCATTCCTGTAACTAACTACTATATCTTTCTGCATTTTCTTTTCTTCCGCAGATCGTTTTTCCTCAGCCATAATAAAAAAATTGTATTTGGCAAAGGTATCACGAAATGTGATATGTGAGAAGAATAAAAGGTTAAAGTTTGTTATCAACCATCTCGAATCCTTCACACATGTCATGTCCGCTGTTTCTTATCTTCATGGCAACGTGTTTTTCAAACCAAGGAATGTAGCATACGTATCCAACAAACAATCCATCCACAATAACCGTGTATCTATGCTTGCAGCGACAGCAGCAATACTCTCCGTTCCTGCAAGGCTTTGTGTTGCTATTTTGCAAGATCATCCAAAGAAATGTTTTCTGACAAGAAATCGTCCGTGCATTGTTTTACCACATCATCGAACCGCAAATCGCAATACTCGTCAATCCAGTCACCGATGAAGTATAGTTTGTTGCTTCCTGCAATAACACCAAACAGAATAGGATCTTTTCTTTTTTCCACCTCTTCTTTTTTCTTGTCAGATGGTAAATCTGTTCCGTTATTATCAAAGTCATAATGGAGGATAACATAGTTGTCGAATATTTCATATTTGTCTATGTCAGTCTTTTTCCTAATTATGTCAAATGGTATGATTCTAGTATAGTCAGAAATATAATCAAGGCATAGATTTTTCGGGCATCCTTTTGCAAACTTCATAAGATTTTCCTCTGATATAGCCTTGTATAATCCTTTGCTGAACAATATGCTTTCGTATTTACATATCACCATATTTCGGAACAGTTTTTCTTTCAAGGCGTGTTGACCAGATCTTTCAGCATAACCTAGCATCAGTATATAGTCTTTTATCCTATCCCTGTATTGCTTCATCTCGTTTTCTGTCTGTATCTTCACCTCAGAGAAGAAATGTATTACATCAAACTTTGATCTTCTGTATTCGTCTACATAATCCTTAATCTTTTTTAACCATGAACTTTCCTTATGTTTTCTGTCAAGAAGAGGCATTATCACTTGCTTGTGCTCCTGGTTTGTTTTTACAGAATCAAGCATTGTCGGTGAAACGGTAAGATTAAATTCCGCCACTCCTTCCTTGTCATTGCTTTCCATGTATTGTTTTAGGAAATCATAAGACATTACACTTGGATTAGGATCTTTCTGCTCTATAACGGAGTATTTAGGCAGATTAAAGTCAAGCCTTATCGTTTCGTGAAACAAGGCAATTTTACCATCGTTATTAAGTAAATTATTTCCCATGATTAAATGTTTAAGTATTGTTTTATTTCTTTTTCTAACTTGTCCAATGTACTGTTTACCAATCCATCCCACTCTTTCCCGTATAGAGGTATATCTCTTTTTATTGTAGAATGAAAACTAATTTGATTACCTAAAGGAAGATCAAAATATACGATAAAAGAAACTCTTTTATTTTTATCCTCTGAACGGCCAAAAGGTAGTTGTATATTTTTGTATAATTCGATAAGTTTATCAATCAAATCTTCTTTCTTTGCATACATCTTTTCCGAGTAAGGAAACGGAGCACCTTTAGCCTTTATATTATAATCTTGTAATTCCAATGCAACACGATAAATTTTAGCTGTAAAATCTCCTTGTTTTATCTTTTTATTAAGCATTAATTTCACCTTTCTTGTACCTATGCCACACATATTTTCACGTTTCAATTTTAGCATGTCTGTCAATTTCCTGTTTTTCTCCAAGGCTTCTTTCTTTGCTTCCCTTTGTCTTTTACAATCTTCTATTACAGATACACAATCTTCTTTTATTCCGAAAACATCCATTTCACCAAAACAAAATGTTTCGATATCTAATATTGTATTCTTTTCCATTCCAAGAAAGTCTACAAGCCTTTTATCTATGCCAAAAATATTCGTGTAATGTCTAAGATGTGACACACAAACAATATATTCAGGATCATGGGAACATTCAATCTCATCAAACACTTCCCAAGGATTAATGTTATTTTTCATAACGCAAAAGTATATATATTTATTTCACAAAAATATTTTGCAAATGTAAATAATGTTATTTTTTGTTTCTTTTAATATACCCCCATATAAACTTGCCGGAATATCCGCATTCTTTCATGGCTTTACGAAAATCAGATTCCGTATTTCTGATATACAACTGCCGGATCGCCCAGTAAACATTATATCCTTTAAGTTCCGCATATTGGAAAAATTGCGTAGGTGTCATTTGTTCAAACTTTAAATCTCCTACCAGTTCTTGCAGTTCCGCCATCCTTATTTCCTTTTCGGTAGGATATACATATCCGCAGAAAGGACATTCCGAAGCGGTTATGGCAATATATTTACCACACTGTTTACATTCCTTCACTCCCTGTATTCCTTCACATTTCCCCTTGTTATGCCATAAAGCCCATTTACGTTCTTTCTCAAACTTGCCGAGCCGTGATATGTTACCACCGAAGTCTAGGAGAAATGCTTCCGTTTTATTTGGGTGAAGTCGTATAGCCCTGCCAGTTGCCTGGATATAGAACTGAACGGATTGTGTAGCACGGTTTAATATGCAAACCTCTATACTTGTTTCATCGTATCCCGTAGACAATATGCCACTGTTGCATATAACGGTAAATTTATCGTCATGGAAATCCTTGATAAGCTGTTCTCTGTTTCCTGTAAGATGCTTGTATTTTTCATATAATGCCAACTCATCAGGTTTGTTCTTGTCTATGCCTGATATGAGGAATTTTGCAGGAATGCCAGCTTCATTAAATTCAGCGCACATCCTTATCGCATTTGCCTGTGTGGCATCAAAACAGATTGCCTTTTTCATCGGGCAGATACGCATATAGTTTTCAATCACCCCCTTGTACTGTACAGACTTGTTGAACACTGCCCCCATCTGCCTGCGATCAAAGTCACCTGTACGATAATCGGTATTAACCTTAGACAAGTCGGGCGCATCAACTGTAAACGTTCTCAACTTGGTTATATTTCCCCGGTCCATCATATCCTGTATCTGAGCGGTTTCTACAATCTCTTCATAGTTCATACCAAGCTGCCTTTGGTTCCCACTTCTCATCGGGGTTCCTGTAAGACCTACTACATACTTATCATCAAGCAAACCAGATTCAAAGAGATAATCCGCGTCAGACGAATGTGCTTCGTCTATCAGACAGAGAGATACACTCTTAACCCATTCAACCCATTCGGGTTTTTCTAGCCTTCTACGGAGAGTTTGAGCCATTGCGGATACTACTAAACCTTTAGGTATGTTCCTGTGTTTAGGGGAGATGTATTCAGCCTGTATGCCAACTCTTTCCAACGTTCCCCCTGTCTGTGTCATAAGTTCAGATCTGTGGGATACGATAAGCACCTTATTCCCCTTTTCGACAGCACCTTTAGCCATAAAACTCATTATGACCGTTTTGCCGTAACTTACACAGGCAGAGAATATGACGTGTTTATGATTAGTCAGGGCATTTCTCAGACGGGTTATCCCCACCTCTTGGTAATCCCTTAGCCTTATTTCGTTTGTACTCATCTTCTTGTATCATTCTTTCAAGTTCGTTTTTCAATGCAATCACAAAAGCCATGCATTCTTCTCCTTCAAACTGCTTGACAAACTGCCTGGCAGCATCTTCATAATCAGGAATACATTCCTTTTTGAAGTATTGTTCATTGTCTTGAAGAACCATCCAATCCTCGAAGTGGTGGTTTGTCTTTTTCTTAAATATGTGAAGCAAAATGGCAGTGTCGCTATTTAGTTTGATCAGCTTCCTGTCATAGTTTTCAAAGTTGTCAACGTAATCCGTATTCATCCTCGTAAAACAATTTAAAGTTTCTCCATCTATGCCCGTTTTTCCCATTACAAAAAGAACTGCATGATCGTTGTGGCATACCTAATTTCCTCTCACAGTCACAACAGGCTTCAAAGCATAGGAATCTGTTCGTTCCATCCTCTATCGCAATGACAGCCCTTGTATTATTCCTATGACCGAGATAAGAACCGTTTTCCTTTCGTTTTTTAATGAGTTCCTTCATAAGAACTCTTTTCTTTTCACGTTCCTCATCCGATACTTCCCTTCCTTTCTTGAATCCGTAATTATGACCTTTGACGAACCTTCCTTTTTCGTCACGGTAAGATATTGGATAATCTATCCATAATTCGCTAATTGCTGGCATTGAAATCTAACTTTAGTTTTACAATTTCATCACTCATGGCATGTACTCTTTTCAGCCATGCCATTTCCCATGCTTCTTTTCCTATGCCATATATACGATATATATCATCTCCTGCATCATTAAATTTGATAGGAGTGCAGCTTGTTGACTTACATTTCGTTCCGTCCATAAGTTCAACGTCACCTACACCCCCATTGAGCATGATAAAGTTGATATTGTTTTCTATGGCAAGATAGGGGATGATTATTTCATCCCCACGATTAGGTTTGTTGTGCTTGATCAATGTAGTCATAACAATTTAGACAATAAATCTTCAAACTTATCCTCATACCACAACGGTTGTGTTTCTTTAGGATTATTCGGGCTTACTTGGTTTTCCCCATAAGAAAGACCTTTTTCCGTGATTGATTTGAATCGTTTTTTCTTACCGTGTGAAGAATTTCGGCTCAATTCGCATAGGTATCCTTTTTCAATAGCTGCCTTGTTAAATGCCTGTGCGGAAATTTTAATTCCTTTTTCAGATAACAACTCAGAGGCAGACTTTAATATCCCTTTCGATGATGTATAATCTGGAAGAGATATATTTAATGGGTCAAGTATCTGTTTTGCGATAATCAACTTTGAATTATCATTTAAGTTCAAGAACTTTGCCGCCCATGTAGCTGCATTCATTTTATCCGATATGGTTGGTTGATTATCAATTGACTTATTCTCTATAATCTTATTAACGGTATGATGGAATACTTGTCGGTAAACCTCAAATACTGATCTTACTTTTCTTGCAATAAAAAATTCAAGACAAGGAACAGTAATATGATAATCAATTCTTCTTGAATAACCGATTCCATTTTGGCATTTTACTTTTTGGGTGATTGCCTGATAATCAACACTTTCAATAAACTTTTCTTTAAGTTCGTTTACTGCTTTATGCTTGTCTTGATAAACAAGCATCCATACATCATCAAAATTTACTGGAAATTCGTTATCTGATTGTGATAGCTTTAATATTTCATTGAAATACGCCTTAATTTCGCTTTCACTACTTTCTTTAGATAATGTTATATTTGTTGACATATTATTAACTTTTTGTGGTAACTCCGCAATTACCCGTTACGTAGGTAATTATATACGTTTATACACATACATATTGACGTTTCACTGCCCCGACTACTGCCGACCACTCCACGTCCTCAACCCCTTCTACCAAGGGTGATATTAGTCCGAACCGTTTGATGTTCACCGAAGCAAGAATGTCACGATCATTGTGCCTTCCGCATTTCGGGCAAACCCATTCACGGTCACTGAGTTTCAATTCACTATTAACGTATCCGCATATACACGTCTTGGAACTTGCTTCAAAACGTCCGATACGTATAAGGTTGCGTCCATTCCATTCGCACTTGTATTCAAGCTGTCGGAAAAACTCGCTCCATGAAACGGATGATATGGATTTTGCAAGACGGTGGTTTTTCAACATACCCTTTACATTCAAATCCTCAATGATTATCGTTTGGTTTTCACGGACAATCTTTGATGTGACTTGATGCAGGAAATTGTTGCGTTGGTTGGAAACCTTCTCATACTGTCTTGCCAGGATTTTTCTTGCCCGTTCTCTTCGGTTGGAACCTTTCTTTGTCTTTGAGAATCTTCTTTGCAACACCTTTAGTCTTGCTTCCGATTTCTCAAGATATTTGGGATTGGCATACACATCACCGTTTGAACATACTGCAAAATCCTTTATACCGACATCTATACCGATAGACGTATCATATCTGACAGCAGGCTTTACAGGTATTTCCTTTCCATCGTCAACAAGGACGGAAATGAAATATTTACCTGTTGGCGTCTTGCTTACCGTAACAGAGCATACTTTACCGTCAAACTTTCTGTTCGGAAAGAATTTAACCCATCCGATCTTTGGAAGTCTTACCTTGTTGTTGTCAAGGTCAACAGACACCGAATTTATAGCCTTGTATGACTGTCGGCTGTAATGCTTCGCCTTGAAATTTGGGAAGCCTGCCTTTTCACGGAAGAACTTCACGAACGCACTGTCCATATTTCTTATGGATTGTTGCAGGCACTCGTTTGATACTTCCGAAAGCCATTCCTTCCCATCTTCCTTTTTAAGTTCTGTAAGCATCTTAGCCAGTTCAACCCATCCTATCTTCGTCTTGTCACGCTGATACGCTTCTATACGTTTGCCAAGCATATAGTTATATACAAACCTACAACACCCGAAAGATTTGTTGAAGAAAACAATCTGCTCAGGAGTAGGATTAAGTCTATATTTATATGCTCGTTTCATGTTGCAAATATAACTATAAATTAAATTATGGCATAACTAATTTGGTTAAATAGTGTTTAATTGGCTATAAATGCCGTTACGTATTTGAAACACCAACAAAGTCATTTACTTTGCTTATTGGGTATTTTTTCGCATCCCGTTCGTTGAATGAAAGATAAGCTAGAGCCATTTGTAACTTATCCTCCATCCTGTCTATATCATCTTTATAATCGCTTCTGTCAAGTTCCCAATACAAAAGCCTTGACGGATCGTTAACTGGGCGTAAATCAAACGGATCATCATCTGACTTGCCGTCATATACGATATAATACATTTTATCCACATCGGGATGGGAAAGGAAATGCGACATTAGCTGCCAATAGTATTCCTCTATCGCCTGTTCCTTTGTTGCTTCTCTCAAATATTCAATCTTACTTTCAGAAGTAAAGCATTTCACTTCTGCTATATAAGATAATTTACCATTGACATCAAATCCATATCCATCGGGAGAATCGCCATATCCATCATAGATATTATCGACAAAAACAATTTCGTCAAAATCATCCGCACAGGACATTAGTCTGGAGAACGTGTTATGGTTAAAACATTCTATAGCGTCTTTTTCATGATCCTTTCCCCACTCCATGTCAGAAGTGGATATATGTCGGCATGGTTTGTTTAACCTTCTTTCCCTTGCAACCTGATAAAGATAAGATATAGCTGTATCCCCGAAAGGAACATCAACTGTCTTTCTCTTCACACCCTGTTTTTTTGCAACCTCTAGTTCGGAAGGTGTCATTTCCCTTCTCCCAGAAACCATAAGTTTTCCAATGGCGGAAGAGGTGATTTTACCACACCTCTTCATAAGCCATAATTTTTCTTTTTCTTCTGCTTCCATTATTTTTTAACTGCTTCGTTAAACAATTTCATAGCTTCAGCGTCCACATCATAGCTTGCCGTGATGTATCCAATGTCGCATTTCCCACTTTTCAATGCTTCCAATGCAGCCTTGAATTTATCAGAGTTCACTGTCATCTTCCCTTTCTGTGGCGGTGGCGGAACATCACGCCCTATACGCAATCCGTAGACCTTTCCTCCATCGCTTGGGTCACGTGTCAGTTCCTTGCATAATATGACACGAAAATCACGGATGGTTTCAGGATAATCAGTTTGAGCCAGCTTAGTAAGACGTTTGCGGTTCGTACTGTTCAACAGCATAGGTTTAGGAACAAGGTTTGTTTCTTTAAAGTAAGCAATCCATGATGGTTTCTTACTACCTTGTACCTTTGCATTCTCATCCCATACGATATGGGATATTGTAGCAATAATAGACTGACCGTTAGGGAGTATTTCTACTCCCACATAATCAGATTGACTTCCAGTTCTCCAATGATGGAGAACCTGATTTTGTTGTTCGTTTGCCATATATATACAATTTAACTAGGTAAAACTACAGTTGAATTTCCCGTTTTGTCTACAATGACGCTCTTTCCGCCTATGACAGCTTCCGTCTTGTGTCCACTTGGGTATTCCGATAAGCAGGAATCATTTTCCGCTTCATACGGATATACATCCATGATGGCGGTTTCGGCTACGGATGAAATCACATAGTCTGCCATTGTGCCTTTCATTACTTCGTCAAGTTTCTTTACAGCATCTCTCAAATCGGCTGCTTGAACAAGCATATAGCATGATGTCTTTTTCTCCGCTCCGCTCTTTTCATCCAGAGTAATGAAGAACAGCTTACACTTAAACCAGCGATCGGCTGCATCTTCTTCAGATGGGAACAGTTCGCTGTAGTTGGAGCGTTTAATGTCCGAAACAGTGAACTCGCCACTGATAAACGGTGTCATTTCCGATATAATACGTGCTTCTGCCTCAGTGAAGCTAAGCGCATCAACCATGTATTGCTCACTTACTTTCTTATTCATCCCATTTTCTGCTACTTTTTCGTAGCGAATTTTACACTCAAAAAATGTTTTCATGTTTATTGTTATTTAATAGTTCAATTACGGTTTCCTTAAACATTTCTTCGTTATCACAAATGATAAATTCCTCAAAATCATCATCCTCTTCATACCTAACACCATCTTTATACATTGTCATTTCTCCAAATGAATTTGGATATGGTGCAGTCAGACCATTGTAATCACAACAATCAGGATATGTTTCAGGTATAAGTCCTTGTCCTTTTAGCCAATCCCTTAGTTCGGGAGTGTTTTCATTTATGTATGCTTCTTTTTTCATGAGGTATTAATGTACATTGTTATATCTGTTCCATTTATAAAGGGCGTAGGGGAATCGAACCAACTAACCATAATTGGGCAGTGCCAAAAATCATTAGTAAACTATGTAAAATCAGTCAATCCAAATTTAATTTTAATTACATTGATTATGGATTTATACTGCTTCTCGTAGACTGTTCCCGAATGTGTTTCCTCCACTTTCTTTTCAAATTCTTCAATGCTACCACGAAAACATCCACAGATTATTTCCACTTTCTTTTCTTTTGTCATATATGCGTGAGTGTGGCGATTGCATGAGCCGAAACCGTCAAATCCGCAATGCTCGTTGTCGTTTTCTATATCAGCATCTCCGGACACCCAAGCATTGCCGGACACCCAAGCATCGCCGGATACCCTAGCATTGCCGGACACCCGAGCATCTCCGGACGCCCAAGCATTGCCGGACACCCAAGCATTGCCGGACACCCAAGCATTGCTGGACACCCAAGCATTGTCGGACACCCAAGCATCGCCGGACACCCGAGCATTGTCGGACACCCAAGCATCGCCGGACACCCGAGCATTGCTGGACACCCGAGCATTGCCGAACACCCGAGCATTGCCGGACACCCAAGCGTCATTTTTTTGGTCTAAGTTCCCTTCTTTCTCAACATATCCTCCAAAATCACCTTTTTGGGCATATTTGAAAGATTTTGTACACTTTATTTGGAATAACTTTATTCCAAAAGAATTGATTACAAACTTATCTGTTAGTATAAATTTCTTTTCCATACTTCAATCAAAATTGAAATTATCCTCACCACTTGGTTCTTCGTCTGGCATATCATTACCGAAATCCATCGGTATGAACCAGTCTGAAATATAGTCTTGCATGATTTAATCCTCCTGTTCTTGTTTGAAATATTCGTACTTTATCTCTCCATTTACGATCATATCCATGATTTCTTCATCGGAAGATGTGGCTATTTTCATCATGAACTCATCTTTCTTCACCTTTTCAATATCTTCATTTTCAGTATTCCCCACCTTTCCCACCTTTTCCATCTTTTCTGCCTTTTCAGACATATAAGACACAGCATCTTTAGCTATTTTCAAGGCATAATCTGAATCGTATAAAGACATCATGGATTGAATGTATATTCCGTTAATCCTGTCAAATATCTCCTGTTGGGGAAGGCTTAGAAACTTTGCCGTATTCGCTCCCATCATCACCTTTATCTGCCAAGATGTTTTTATATTCACTATGTGAAGCCATCCCTCTTTGATAGGGCTTTTAATAATATAAAAGTCACCTACAATATATCCTTCGTCTATTTCTTTCTTTTTCATGTATTAATGTTAATTTTTACACACATTTTAGAACGTTAATCCGTTCGGGGCGATACCAACGCCCACTATCAGTTATCATAAATGAATCACCGAATACTTTTCTACCTATATTAAGCGCACCATTCACATCAGCATTGATAACCTTCCCAACTGCCGACTTGAACAGACCTCGCTTGACACGCTTGCCGAGATAGCTATCATGCTTGCATATATCCTCCATAGCTAGAGCATCACATTTGCTAGTGTAACTTTCCTCATGTTCGATATAGCTGATACCTGCAAGCT